CCTGGCCATACGGCCATTCCTGAGGGATCATATCCCGTGGTCATATCGTATTCGCCAAGATTCAAGCGTTGGCTGCCATTGCTGCTGGGCGTGCCGAATTTCGAGGGCATCCGCATCCATGCAGGCAATTATCCTGACGACACGCAAGGCTGCATCCTTGTGGGGGAGAACAAGTTCGAGGGCATGGTGGTGGACTCCCGTATCTGGCTGCAGCGACTCATCAACGCCATAATTGCGGCTCGCGACCGAGACGAAAGTATCTGGATTACCATCCTATAGATAGAGAGTCATAACTTTTACCATAAAAAAAAGATGGCGCGTCATAAACTTATGACACGCCATCCTTTGGTACACCCTTAGGGGTCATACAACAAAATTTCTAACATAGTCTGTTTCAGACACTTCCTTTTCTAATGCAAAGATAATGATAACTTTTTTATAACACAAATTTTTAAGTAGTTTTCTTTGATATTTATACACTTTAAAAATAAGAAAAATGCTGTAAGTTACTAAAAACCAACAAGATACAAGCTTTTTGTATTCCTTCTCAGTTAAAGAGTGTATAAAAGCTTGGATGTTTGCCTATGATTGTGTACTTTTGCACTCGTCAATGTGACGATTGATACAAGAACTTCGATATATAGACCTGATTCAATAGGTTCAATATATAAATCACGAAATCCCTAGGTCGGCGTCACACGACTTGGGGATTTTTATTTTCCCCGAGTTTTTTTTGGCAAGACATACGAGGTTTCATCAGTATCGTCCTCTTCGGTTTACCTGCCGATATATAAAACGACCCTAACTTAGAACGATATATCCCTCTAGCCCTGCTCTGAGCAACCAGTCTCAACAGGCAACGCACGACCGAAAGGTTTACACTGGGATGAAGAAGGCTTGCGGAATGGCTTTTCTGTATCTAGGTAAGACTTTTGATATCTGGTACCATTTGGGTAGGTAAATATATAATTATATAAAACCAAATTTCAAGTCTGTCAATCCTCGCTTCCTAGTGGAGTGCGGAAAAGACTGGGGTGTACCCTATAATGAACATTGAACTAAAATTATAAATTATGAACAAGAAACTTAGATTGCTGGTGACTGCAAAGTGTCACAACAAGTGCCCTATGTGTTGCAACAACCAGTTCGACTTCGAGAAGATTCCAGTAGTTGACAGATTGGACTATGATGAGATTAGTATCACGGGTGGAGAACCGCTGCTGCCTGGTAACAGCCATTTGACAACATGGCTTGTCGGAGGCATCAAGGCGACGCAATACGCCATGGGCTTGCCGGAATCGAAGTTCTACCTCTATACTGCATTCTTCGATTTTGACATTCTCAGAGATTGCAGCTACGAGTTCGACGGAATCTGCCTCACGCCTCACAAGAAGGTGGATGTTGAAGAGTTTATCGACATCAACGCAAAGATGCTTGAGCAGAAGAGAAATGGAGAGCTTAACGACTGTTTCGACCCAGACTGCTCCCTCCGTCTCAACCTCTTCGCAGACATGAAGGCTCTTCTCCCTAAGGACATCGACCTGTCTATGTGGAAAGTGAAGGACATGGAGTGGGTAAAGGATTGCCCAGTTCCAGAGGGTGAGGACTTCAGACGTATAGCTAAATTGTTCTAGGTTATGTTCAAGTTATTCATAATAATCTCTCTTTGCGTTATCATATCGCAGCTGAGAGAGATAAAAGATAAATTATAGGCTTATGAAGAAAATCAAGTGGAAGGTTGTAGCGTTTGTGAGTTGGGTGCTCATGACGTTTCTTGTGATAGATGCTTGCTTTGAAGCAGTTAACAAGGCTAATACGATAGTGAACATTATGGGCATTCTCGGAATTAACCTTTGGATATTGATTTCAGTTGCGACAAATTGTTTAACATTCAAAAATAAGAAAGACAATGAAAAGAAAGATTAATCATTTGTGTGTGTTTATGCTGCTCGGTGCAGCGTTGTTTTCGACTACCTCTTGTAGTGAGCGTGTAGATGCAGGCTCTGAGGGTATCTTGGTGAACCTCTATGGTTCCGACAAGGGAGTAGATGATGTGAGCCTTGTCACTGGTCGTGTGTGGTACAATCCTTTCACTGAGGAGGTGTACGAGTACCCTACCTATGTTCAGACAATCGACTATCCTGCATTCACCATCAACGCCAAGGATGGCTCGGAGTTCACCGTGGATCCTACCGTATCACTGAAGATGGTTGACGGCAATGCTCCAAGAGTATTCAAGAAGTACCGCAAAGGGCTGGACGATATTGTGAATGGTACTTTGTTCAACTACGTGAAGGATGCTTTCCGCATTCAGCTGAACAAATACACAACCGACCAAATCGTGAGCAATCGTGATTTGGTGGAGAAAGCCATTGAAGCCCAACTTAGCAAGGCTCTCGCCAAGGAACATTTCCACCTAGAGCAGCTTACTTCTGGATTGAAATATCCAAGCTCGATTGTTGAAGCTGTCAATCAGAAGAATAAAGCCATTCAGGAAGCGCAGCGTGCTCTCAATGAGGTAGCCGTAAAGAAAGCAGAAGCAGAGAAGATGCTTGTGCAGGCAAAGGCTGAGCGTGAAGCGAATGAGTTGAAGACTGCTTCTCTTACTCCTGCTATCTTGCAGAAGATGTGGATTGAGAAGTGGGATGGCAAGTTGCCAGTATATGGCAATGTTCCTCAGATGATGATGGTGAAGTAAGCTAATTGCCCTCTCTTCGGAGGGGGCTTTTAAATATAGGCTTATGGTTGGAAGAAGAGAAGTTCGCAAGAATGGTGCTTGCCACAAATCCTGCTGGGTGTATATCTGTATGTATGGCAAAAAGCGTGAGAAGCTATGCGATTTCTGTTGCATCGAAACTGGCAAGCCCTGCCGGAACTACATCAACGTGTATTGGAAGATTCCTCGCTACAGACATTATCACAAGATAAAGCCGGAATTCCCTTCCACGCTTGATGCCTGGAAGAAAAGAGAAAAGTTGAACTTATAAACAAATAACAAACAAGATTATGAAAAAGGTATTTCAACAGATAGACAAGATTGTTACCATCGTAAAAGTCTTGTGCATGGAGGGTAAAATCCAAAAGCAGACTTATGAAGAGATTAGATTATCCATTGTGGATATGAAAGATGAGCTAAACAAGTTCGCCATCACGAACCCTACTTCGGGCAAATCATTCAGCGACATGGAGCAGTTTGTGAACGAGAGCATCAACTATGCCGACTCTCAAACTATGCGTGAAGAGTTGTATACAAGAGGTCCTAATGTTGATAATGTTAAGAAGGAGGGCTAGTGTATGACAGAAATGGATGAGATAAAGCTTGCGGCTTACAATAGCTACAAGCGACACATGAGAGTGTTTGGTAAGGGAAAGGATATTCTTTCCTTTGCCGAGTGGGAAAAGAAAGTGTGTGAACAATTAAAATAATAGTGTTATGGCAATAGTAAACGTAGATTTGAGTGAGTACGATGCAATACGCAAGCGTAACTCAGAGTTGGAAGAGCAGGTTAAGGAGTTGAAAAAGTTGAATGATTCCTTGAAGCAGGGTGCAAAGGTGATTCTTCGTAAGGAGACGGTTGTTGAGGTAAATGTGCCTCGCCCAAGGTATGGGAGATTTGAGCCAGACTTCGATATGGAAGAAAAGCCAACCACGAGACGCACAATCGAGTCTTCTGAGTCTTACGTTAACTTCGAAGATGTCCGCTTGAAGGTTGAGAACGCTATGCAGAATGAGGTAAAGCGTAGTATCTACGACAGAGATTGCGAAAGACGAGCTTATGCTGATGAGAAAAATAAGCTTGACGGCAAGTACAACGGAATGATGGCTGACCTCAAAAAGACGTACGAACAGAAGGAAAAAGACTTGGAAGCTGTTTATAAAGACAAGGAGCGTGATTTGCGTGAAAAGTACACAAGTATGACCGGTGAATTTGAAGCCAAGAGACTTCGCATTCTCAACAAGCTTCCAAAAATTGCTACTATGGCAACAGACTTGCGTGATGAATTGAATAAGAGCTTCTTCAACTTCAAGCCTAAGCTTGCCATTAAGCTGGCGAACGATATTATTGATTCTTCAACAAAGAAGGACTAGTGTATGGACAGACTTTCATCATCAAGTTCAAATAGCGTATGAAAATTAGAAGTGCCAAGAAGATCCTGAATATTATGAAGAGAGGAACGGATGAACGTTACTTCGATTCAGAAGATGGAATCAAAGAAGATAGTAGATTCTTACCTAGATTTGAATATCTGTACAAAAAAGCTGTAGTCAGATGGAATAAGGCAAATGCACCTAGTGCTAACGTCAGTTTGCTTCGTGCAATTTTGAGAAATTCAAAGGAGTGTAGTCGTTGTAAGCATTATGAAGGTAATGAGTTTGTCGGAAGATGTATTAAACTTCATGTTGATGCAGAAAGCAATGATTGGTGTGCCGGAGCGTTTTTTGTTAAAAAGCGAGGTAAGCATGAGAAAACTAATTAGCAAGAAAGTATATAAGGTAGAACGTCTTTGGTGCTACAAAAGATACTACGATGCCAACATCACTGGGCTGTTGTACTTGAAGACGAGAAAGTTCTTGTGGTGGGATTTGAAGCCAATCCTATACATTGATGTGAAGGTTCCATATATTGACGAGCCTTTTTATGATGGCGAGTATGGTACAAATCGTCGCCTATCATCTTTGGAGGTGCAGATGAGAGCAGAAATGGAAGTTATTAAAGATAAGTTCCAAAGAAGATTAGACAGACTTGTTAAACGAAAAAGCAGAGCCTAGTGCCCTGCTTTTTTTCGTATATATAGGTATCAGCCTACAAGAGTCTTGCGTTCATCGGCTATCTTGCCGTTGTTCTTCTCCAGGAGTATATCACGAAGCTCCTTGGTGATGCCCTCTTGTACGAGCAGCTTGACCTTGGCTTCTGCCAGCTCCTTCAAGAGTGCTTCATCGGTTGGCTTGTCTTCCTTGAACATTGAACCTTTGCCGTCCAGTAACCAATCATACGAAACATCCACAAACGTGGATTTTATGTGCATGATAAAATCTAGGGTAGGGTCTTTTGTGCCGTTGATGTAGTTGTTAACTGTGGTATATTTCATACCTATTTTAGATGCAAAAGCCCTGCCGCTCAGATTGTTATAATTTCTAAGCTCGTTTATTCTATCAACTATATCTTTCATATTGCATTAATGTTTAAATGTTTAAATATTGTTTAAGTAATTATAAATTAATATGCAAAAGCTTGGATATTTCTACAAGATTGCGTATCTTTGCATCCGTGATTCAGACAACGATTCATCGTTTCTTTATCATTTAATGTTTTACGTGTGCAAAGATAATAAAAAAGTATGGATAAAGTGGTATATAAACCGAAAATTTTGGTTAGAAAATCAAAAATCGGCAAAATAGCTAAGTCAGTCGGCTGCTGCAATGCGGCAGTTTACGCTGCAATAGCATATAAGACAAACAGCAAGTTGGCAGTCGATATTCGAAATGTTACTTGCAATAGGTTTGGTGGTATCCTCGTCAAGAAGTACCCCGAACTTGTGGAAGATTAAAGGAAGCCGTTCGGCTTTTAGATAAAAGTTGTGATTTAACGTTAAGCCCCCATCCTGCGTGAGCAGGGTGGAGGTTGCCTGAAAGCATTACATTTCTATTTTATATTGATAATGTATAACGTATGATTCTTTTAAGTTCATAAAAGTTAAGCGAATCAACTTAGGCATTCTCGTTCGTGAGAATAGGAGTGCCAAATATGGGGCTAAGAGCCTGACCACACGGTCGTGGAGGGGTGACTTTGGTACCAAGTCAGCAACTTAAAATTGCAGGTTCCCTAGGCAAGGGCGTTCGACTCGCCCCAAGCCCACACAAGTTTTTGTGTTTTGTTATTATAAAATGGCAATCGCAAAGCTATCCCATTGCCCCTTCGGTGGGCATACGATCATTGACTTATTGGAAAAATTAAGCTGAAGGATATTAAGTCTTTATATAGGGTAAGCGAGGACGAAAGCAAAATAATAACTGATTGCTTGTTAGTATTACAAAAATCCTTCGCAAGCCCGAGCGGTAAGCATGGCTCTTAAATTCGTGGTAGCGCACGATGCCGCTATATTGCAGAATAGCTCAGTTGGTTAGAGCAGGCACGTAACATAATGAGTAAACCCTTAACATATTCTTATCAACCGTGCGACCTGGTCGTGGGTTCGAGTCCCACTTCTGCAACTTTTCATATTTATGATAAATTAAAAAGCAATGCCACCCTGTTGCAGCGGCAACATTATTGGGCGGATTTTGAGATTTTTATCTGTTATTTCATCCTGCCAGTCCGTGAGGATAGGCAGGATTATATTCAAACTTAAAAACAATAGCGTATGCTTCAATTATTCACGACTCGGTCCTATCAAGAGCGAGTGGACGATATATACAAACAGCTTGAGAGGAATCCGTGGTGTCCGCTGGAGATTTTCGAGCTGAAAATCAGAAAGATTAATATGCTCAACTCACGTATCAAGAATCTCGCAGCAGATATGGGACGTGAAGAGGGTAAGTACAATACACTATAATATATATAATAAGGTATGGTATTAAGAAGATACAAGCCCCTGAAAAGGACTCCGATAAAGAAAACTCCTTGGGATAAGCCCAAGAAGGAGCAGGAGAAGAAGAAGGCTAAGGCTGGTCTCAGCAAGAGCAAGCTGAGAGATAAGCTTGATGCCGTCTTTTCCAAATATATCCGGCTGAAATACTCAGACGATAGAGGTAACTGCCGTTGCATCAGTTGCGGCAAGGTCTTCTATTGGAAGGATATTCAGAATGGGCATTATATGTCAAGACGATATATGTCCACCCGATTCAGCGAAGACAACTGCCGACCGCAATGTGTAGCCTGCAACATCTTCAATCAAGGTAATATTCAGATGTACCGCCGAGCGCTTATCAAGCAGATTGGCGAACAGAGAGTTGACTTGATAGAGGTTCGGGCAAAGCAGGAATCCAAGAACTGGTCTTTGTTTGAGTATAAGGCTATGATAGATTTCTATCAGAAGGAAGTGGATAAGCTTCTTGAAGAGAAACATTTAACAGAATAGATTATATATGAGTAAATTCGGTACAAAAATTAAAGTAGAGTTAGTGACGCATGGTTGTTTTCCGACAAAGGCGTATGAGACGGATGCCGCTTACGACCTTCATGTAGCAAAGGATATGGAGGTGGCTCCTTACGCTCGCTATTACGTTCCGCTCGGGTTCAAAATTCAGCTTCCATCCAATGTGAAGATGCTGATCCAGCCACGCAGCGGTATGTCGGGCAAAGGCATGCAGCTTGATGTGTACTTCCCTTCTTGGATGAAGGGCGGTCGCTTGGGCAAGGTAAGAGAGAACCTTGATGTGGTTCTCGGCTTGATAGATTGCGGTTATGGCGATGAGGTCCACGCCATCGTGAAGTCGGGCAGGTGGAAATGGAAGAATCGCATTTTGCGACTCCTCGGTTTCAAGTTTGTTCTCCCTTATAGCTGGCGCATTTGCCAGGGCGCCTTCACTTATGTTCCAGATGTCAACTTGGAACTTGGCAAGGTAACCGGCACACGAAAAGGGTTAGGTTCAACAGACAGTTAGTTAGTTGATTGTTTTCATATTAATGTGTTTTCCTGCCCATTTCTCGGGTAGCAACCGGGCGTGGGCAGGTTTTTAGAAAGAAGAAAATCATGAGTAGAAAGAATATCAGACAAAATTACTTCAACCAAATCAGAAAGGTTACCGAGGAGGTTGACAAGGCAGGAGAGCACGGCAAGCATTTCCGCTGCATCATCCTTATGGGCGATGCCAGCACCAAGCAGTGCTTCTCCTTTCTCCACGCCTCAGATGGAGATTTACAGCAGCTTCTCCATCAAGCTATGCGCAACAGCAATGCATTCACCTATGCAGCCGCTTGCGCATTCGAAGCTTACGATAAGGAGCTGAGAGAGAAACAAGAACAGAACAAAGATAAGGAAGATGAAGAAGATAATAATTAAGAAGCTGAGACTGCTCAACTTCTGTGGCATCCGTGATGCCGAGTATGAGTTTAGAGAGAAGCTTACCATCGTGTCGGGTGGCAACGGACGAGGAAAGAGCACGATTGCCAACGCAATCATGTATGTTCTCTTCGGTACGGATATGGCAGGAAATTCACTCGACATCAAGACCTTCGACAAGAATCACGAGATTATCAAGGAGATTCCTCACGAAGCAGAACTCACACTGCTGGTGGATGGCGATCAGATTGTATTGAAGCGAACCCTCACCGACTCTTGGAAGGGCAGCAAGTGCATGAACACCTACAAGTACTATGTGGATGGCGATGTTACCACGGCAGGAGATTTCAAGAAGATAGTAGAAGACATCTGTCCGGATTCCGTTTTCCGCCGCATATCTTCGGCAACGAATTTCTGTAGCCTTCCTTGGCAGAAGCAGCGTGAACTGTTGGAATCACTTGCAGACCAATATACTTCGCAGGATATTACGCAGGGCGATGAGCGATTCGATTTCGTGGTCGAGGAACTCAAAAAGAAGTCGATTGCCGACCTCATCCACCACATCAAGTACAAGCGCAAGGAGGTACAGAAGCAGTTGGATGCCGTTCCCATCCGCTTGGCAGAACTCGGCAAGTCTCTGCCCGAAGCGCAGGATTGGGATGCCTTATCTACCGAGAAGTCGAATCTCAACGACAAGCTTGTGGAACTCGCCAACAAGATTCAGGCTATCCGTATTGGTGGTGCCGACAAGGTAAGATATGATGGAATCCTAAAGAAGATTGAATTTGCCGAGAAGCGCAAGCGCAATATGGAGCATGGCGCCATGAATCTCGCTACCGAGCAGGCTACCAAGCATCAGAGCGATGTGATTACTGCCAATATCGCAGCAACGAAGGCGCAGAGTCTGGTTGATGATCTGAAAGCAACGATGAGGGGCTATACCGAATCGGAGATTCACGCCAAGGATAAGAAGGAAGAGTGCGAGCGCAAGGTGGCGGACATCAACAACCGGCTTGATGAACTCTCTAAATCCCGATGGAGCTGGAATGCCGAGGATGGCATCTGTCCTCATTGCGGTCAGCCGCTTCCGGCAGAAGATGTTGAGCGTATCAAGAAGGAATCCAAGGACCGCTTCAATGAACACAAGTCTAACGCATCGAAGAAGATTCAAGAGGAGTTCAACGGCATTCAGCAGGAATATACCGATGCAAAGAATATCCTTGAGAAGCTTGACAACGACCGAATGGTTACAACAAACCAGCTGGTGAAGGCTAACAAGACTCTCAAGGAAGCTGAGTTCAAGAAACGGGAGGTGGATGCCGAGAAGCCGAAGACCTACGAGCAGATTCTTGCCGAGAAGGAAGAATATCAGCAGGTAGTGAAGGAGATTGCCGACTTGCAGGCTGAACTTAATGAGCCATCCGTTAATTCGGACGAGAACACAGAAATGATTATAGGATTGGAGAAGGAGCGTGAGCCTATCGGCACAAGATACAACGAGGTACTGGAACTCCTTGCCACCAAGGAGACCTATGACCGCATTTCCGAACTTATCGAAAAGGCAAAGCAGGACAAGGAATCATATCAGAATCAGCTGGATGAACTTGATGAGCAAATCGACCTGGCAAACGAGTACAACAAGAAGTCGTGCCAGTTGCTCGAAGAGAATGTGAATGGACACTTCACATACGTCAAGTGGTCGATGTTCTGTCAGGATCTTGACGGCAACATGAAACCATATTGTGAGTGCTATCACGATGGTGTGCCTTATAGCCGACTCAATGGAGCCGCCAAGGTGAATGCAGGAATCGACATCGCCAATACCTTCTCTAGATTCTATGATGTATCAGCACCGATGGTGCTCGATGAATGCGAGAGCGTGAACGACCCAATCTATTCGGGCGACCAGCAGCAGATTCGGTTGAAGGTAACAACCGATGATAAGTTGAAGTTTGAATATCCCGACCCTGCACTTATTTAGTAAATAATGTGTAGTACTTTAGTAAATAACAAAATATAATACAAATCATGGCAGAGAATAATTTAATGTCGCTTAATCTCTCAGCTGATATGATTAAGCCTATTATTGAGAAGACGATACAAGCTAATGTCCTTTCGGCACTCAATGGCTGGGAAGGTGTTGTTACCGATATGGTTAATACTGTTCTCACAACTAAAGTTGATGAGAGAGGTACGATTTCCTGCTATAGCAGTGAAAACAGATACACTTGGATAGAAGTAAACCTCAATAGACGTATTAAAGAACTCGTTGAAGGCGAAGTGAAGAAGCAGATAGAAGAATCTGCAGAAGCTATAAGAGAGGCTGTCAGAAAGCAAATTACTTCAAAGGCTGGTTCTAACGCAGTTGCCAAGGCAGTTGTTGACGGTCTTATTGGAAGTTTTGAGAAAAGTTGGAACAGCACAATTAACATTTCTTTCGCTAAGAATGAAGATTAAATTTAATAATATACAATCATGGCAGAAAATATTAAATTGACAGTAGAGGTAGATAAAGACCTTGTAAGGGGTATGCTTGCATTTGGTGGCGGTCTGAAAGACAATACACCATCAAGCATCGTAAAAGAGTGGATTAACGAGCATGATAGCGTAGAGCTTCCTGCTAGCGTAATTAACGATGTCCCAGAAATGGGAGCGGCAATGGCAACGCTTGTCATTTTGGGGATTTCGAACGAACTTAAAAAAGATAAGGAGAAGTAATCATGGCAGAAACAGCAGTAGCAAAGCAGCCTTCACAGAAGGCGTTGGCGGTTAAGAATTTCCAGGCGGTAATGAACAATAGTTATTACCAGACCCTTTTGGAGGATACTTTGAGGGAGAACAAAGGGGCTTTCACCACCAGTTTGATGGAAATGTTTACTTCCGACCCTCAGTTGCTCCAGTGCGACCCAAATGCACTTATGTGCGAGGCGGTCAAGGCGGCAGGTTTGCGTCTTCCTATTAACAAGCAGTTGAAGCAAGCATACATTACCGTCTTCAAAAACAAAGACAAGGCAACAGGACAATCCATTCTAACCCCAACTCTTATTGTTGGCGTAAAGGGCTATGTAGAACTGGCTCTTCGTACAAACAAGTACAAAAACATCAACAAGGGTACCGTGTACGAAGGCGAGTTTCGTGGTCTTGATAAGATTACTGGAGCAATCGACATCAGTGGCGAAAAGATTTCAGATGTTCCAGTTGGATATTTTGCGTATTTCAAAATGAAATCAGGCTTCGAGAAGGTTTATTATATGACCATTGATGCAGTATGCAAGTTTGCCAAAACATACGCTCCAACAGTCAAGTACTCCAAAATTACATGGCAAGAACTGAAAGATATGGCTATCAAGCAATCTGTAGATGGTGAAATTGGCGGATTCGGATGGTTTTCTGGTTTCAAAGATATGGCAGAAAAGACAGCCCTTCGCCAGCTTCTCGACAAGTGGGGAGAACTCACCCCTGACGTACAACAGATTTTTAATGTTGATGAGCATCCTACAGCCATTCAGCAGCGTGACGATGAGTTTAACGAGGATAAGAAGGTTATCGTGGTTGATCCTGAGACTGGAGAAATCAAGCAGCCAGCTGGTGAGGATCCAGAGGCTCCGACCGAAACCAAGAAGTTTAAGTTGAGCTAGTATGAAGCTAATCATCATCGGTTCTTCATCAAAAGGAAATTCGTATGCCCTTCAATCAGATTCGGGAGAAATCCTGCTGATTGAAGCAGGCATACACTTGCGAGAGGTGAAGAAGGCTATCGGGTACAAGACGAGCAAGGTGGTAGGGTGTATCATGAGTCACGCCCATGGGGACCACGCAAAGTATATCCCCGAGTATCTAAAGGCAGGAATCAATGTTTCATCCAATGATGAAGTGGCAGAGAAATATTCGGGCGTAGATACCATGTCCGAGGGCATCACCTTTAGGTTCGGAAACTTCGGGGTTACTCCCTTCGAAGTGGAGCACGATGCCAAGAACTTCGGCTATCTGATTCACGAACCATCTTATGGAACCATCTTCTTCGCTACGGATTGCTACAATCTGCATTTTGTTATCCGAGGTTGCAAGACATATCTTGCAGAGTGCAACTATTCTGATGCAATCCTAGACAAGGCTGTAGCAGATGGCAAGACACCACGCAGCCAGGCAGACCGAGTTCGATTGTCGCACATGAGTTTGGAGCACTCCATCGCTTGGCTAAAGGAATGTGATGCCGAGCATTGTGCCAACCAGATCATCCTCATTCACGGTTCCGCCCGACACCTCAATCCAATCATAGCAGTAAACAAGTTCCAACAGGTAATAGGCGTACCAACGTACTATGCCAAGAGTGGAGAAATCATCAATCTTATTTGATATGGCAGTATTCAAGAATTTAAATGCCCCTCGCAGCTATATGGCTGCATTGAAGGAGATAGAAAAGGCTAAGTCAGCAGGCTATAGTTTGGAAATCAAGAAGTTTCATCCTATAGCCACCGACCAGCAGAAAGCTTATCTCAACTTCATCATCACTTATCTATCCGGACAGATAGGGCAGACGTTCTATCAGACTCTCAGTGAGATTCAGAAGAATGTAGCCCCTCACATCTTCATGACTGGCGAGTATGATTCTAAGGGCTATCCAAGATTCAAGCCCCTTGGTTTCCTTGATACCGCAGAAGCATCATCGGTAATCAGAAACGTTGCCGACTATGCTAACTGCATAGGCTTTCCGCTTCCCGAGCAGGATGATGAGCTGGCAAAGAAGTATTGTCAGATGGATATAGACTCCAACAAGGGGTGGGTATAACTCATAAAAACTACAAGCTTATGAAAACATTAAAGGAAATAAACAAGGCAGCGCAGGGTTATTCAGATCAAGAACCGCTACAAGACGCATTCAGAGAAGGTGCACGATATGCGCTTACCGGTAAATATTACAAGCCTGCTGAGTTATTCAACCAAACGATTCCTGATGCCGTTTTTGAAGGGCAGAACGATTCCTTTGAAGATTGGTGGCAAATGTACGGCAAGAAGCGTGGCAAGAAGAAAGCCAAGCAGAAATGGGACAAACTAACGAAAGCGCAGCAGGTAGCTTGTTTGTATGCTACCCCTGACTATGTAGCATCCACTCCCGACCGCACCTACAGAAAAGACCCACTCACTTATCTCAATGGTGAGTGCTGGAATGATGAAATCATTTTAAAGCAGAATCATGAGCAACAGAGAGCAAACAATCTTGCAGCAAAGGCAGCAAGAATCCTTGGTTCCGATTATCAAGGATAAGCCGGACTATATTCGCCCTACTTCCTTCGCTGATGCCTGCACCAAGAGCAGCACTACTTTGCTTTCCGTCCGCATGCAGAGAGGATTGCCTAGTCTTGTAGGCTGGATTAAGGGCAAACTGATAGAACTCTTCACCTATCTCGGAGTCTTCGACATCGTTACGGAATATCAGGTTCAGATGCTTGCCGCAAGAATCTGTGCCAAGTATCACTATTGGACCACCACCGAACTGGACTATGCCTTTGTCACCATCATGGATGGAAAGTACGGCAAGCTGTTCCAGCACAAGCACGATGATAACAATACGACCATCAATCCGCAGGATATTATCGAAGCGCTCAACAAATACGAGCAGGATATGCTTGCAGAGCGTGGAAGGCAGGACGATGAACGTAGAAGGGCAGAGGAAATCAGAAAAGCAGCCGAAGAAGCAAAGAAGCCTCTTGGCTTGGAAGGCTGGAAGGTCTATTGTGAGAAGAACGGTCTGGATCCTGCCACCCATCGCATTCAGTCGGTAGATATGAGTCAGCATGATGTTAATCAGGTGCTCTACAAGACCGAAGAAGAGCGAAAAATGGCAGAACGGAAGTTCTATCGCCAAGACAGACGTAAAGAACAGAAATAATTAAAACGTAACAAACTTATGAATACATTACAGACAGACATAGCTATCGTAACAGCTATCTTATGGTTGATGGCTATCGCAGTCATAGCCTACGACCGCATCAAATATCACAAGTACTACACTTCAAAAAGCAAGCTGGTAGTGCTTCGCATCAACAATGCCGAAGTCAGAGAGGTGTTATCACAGAATGGCATCAAGCTCTGCCAGTGCGCCTACTACAACACGAACCGCTATCTCTACACCATAGAGGGCGATCATATTTGCGGCTTCACCGAGTCATGTACGCATCTGATAGAAGATGCCGTCAAGCACCACCAGGAAGTGATAGATTGCGACATCAACGTCAATCTTTTCGTAAGTGAAATCAAAAAATTGCAGGAAGATTATGGGAGTAAAGATTAATGTAGAAGGATTCAAAACAAAAACTTTATTTAATACAGCATCAGAGTTGTTTATTAATAAAGTAAGAAGATGTGGCGAAGATTACGACCATAGAGGTGTGTGCTCCAATACCGAACGTAAAGTACATATACGAAATCTCGCAAGAGAGGCGGCAGAAGAAGCTAAGATTTTTATTGAAGAAGTTTCAAAGGAAGGAGGCAATCAATGAAAACATTTGTATTTGATGTTATGCTCAACGGTAGATTCGTCTGCACGTTAAAGTATAAATATTGTGCGCTCTTCCAGATAGACTTTGAAGATTTAACGAAGTTCGTTCTTAAAAAGAGACCTTCTCTGAAAGGTAAGGACTATAGAATTGCGTTTTGATTATGAAAGAGCTTAAAGTTGGCGAAAGAGTAACTATTATTCTTGAAGCTGTTGAACATAACACTTGTGAAGGATGCTTCTTTAAAGGAGTGGCTGGCTATTGTGGCGCAGCTCCACTTGGATTGAAGTGTCTTCCTAAATATCGTTCAGACAAAAAGAATGTAATCTTTAAAGAAGTAAAGGAGTAGCTATGAGTAGAAATTTAATGAGAATGGCATTGATAATGGCTGCTACGGCAGCTTATGCACAAGATGATATTTTCGGGTACTCAAGCCATAGACTTGACGCACCAAGCGGCAATATTCCTTCCGACAAGCAGAAGTGCCAGCCAAAGATACAGCATGAGTTCACCATCAAGGGTGTTAAAATTATGGCAGCTTCTAAGAAGGATGCTATCAAAAAGTATAATCATCATAAAAAGTAAAGTATATGAATAAATTAGAATATATTCCAGGAGATATAGTAAAAATTGAATATGGAGAAGCTACTGGAAAAATAGGTTTCGTAACAAATACTTTTTTAAGAAGAAAAGGTTGCTATAGTCTTGTTGTATTTATTGGTAAAGGGTTTCAAGGTTCTTCTAAATACGATTGGATTCAAACTTATAATGATGAGGTATCTCCGATTCCTCTCACTACTGAGATTCTAGAGAAGAATGGATGGGTGAAAGAAGTGATGAGCAGAGGAGTAAAGAATAGTCATTGGGTATATACAAAACCCGATATTGAAGAATATGGATATTTTCCTATTTACATAGAAAAAGGTATCGGAAAAGAGTTTGATGTATATCCGTTTACAGATAACCGCGTTTGCAAACAAATTGCATATATTAAATATGTCCATGAACTCCAGCACCTTCTCTTCTGTCTAGGACTTAACTCAGAAATGGAGGTGTAGGTATGAGTGTAGCAACACAAGTAAATCACCATTGCCCTTTCTACGGAAGAAAATGTTACCAATGCGGTTATTGGAATCGTAGAGGAAATGAGTGTGAGATAATAACTCATCAAGACAGAAAAAATGGTGTTTAACCGCCTTCGGGCACAAGAAGCAAAGCGTATGAATACAAACAGCTATTTACGAATAGAAAATGGATTTGATGTATCTAAGATAGATGGATTTATCCCTCAGAATATTGGCGAAGGATTTCAGTTTGAACTCTTCGGGAAAACATATACTACTAAGGGTAGCTATACGAAAGACAAAAAGAGACTTGCTAATATTGAAATTAGTTCTTTTTGTGGTCTTTGTGGTGGCGCAATACATTATTATGCAACATTGTATATTAATGTAAGCAATGTGTGTGGTAATAGTTTTGTAGGAGGATATTTGGGAGGGATTGAAATTCCGAATGAGTATAAATCCATCAAAGGGGAGTTTGTCAGACCTCTCACTCAAAAGGAGAAAGACGAACAACCAGACAGATGGGACTATTGGTATCAAGTAGGGGATTTAGTTAATGCCTTTGAATCTCTTGAAGAGATAGAGAGTTTAATTAAAAACCTCAAAAAGAAGTTCTCTTCTAAGGAGTGGAAAGTTGAGATAAGACGCAATTATTAACAGCCTTCGGGCATAAAAATATAATAGTATGCTTATAAGTGAATTTATTCAACAGCTTCAAGATGTTTACGATGAAGAGGGTGATATGGAAATTGCCATCAAGATAGATGATAACGACTTAGGTTCTGAACCTATTGTTGTGAAATCTACTGTTTATGAACAACTTTATATAGTTAATTCCTAATCGCCTTCGGGCATAAATTTAAAGATATGACAAAAGAAGAACGTTTTGAAATATTAAAGGCATTATGCTATAGTGTGCCGCAGAATACTAACGTTGACCCACACCAAATTTCAGCAGCTATAGTCTGTATATACAAAGGTGTAATAGAATGTAATCTCTAACCGCCTTCGGGCATAAATAGTAGTTATATGGACTTAACAAAAGAACAGAAAGAAATATTTTCTAAAATCGCTGATATTAAACAGGTCATTCTGTCAAACCATTTTGATATAAGTGATTTGACAGAACAGTTGATTAGCACACTTCCTTTCAAGGAAGGCGATATTGTGTTAAATTATAGAGATGAGCCTTGTATGGTTAGCAAGATTGAGCCATGGGACGAAGGAATGGACACTTCTCATACATATCGTTATTATGGCAATATACATCTGGTTCTTAACAAAATATGCAAGGATGGCCATCCATCTAGAAAAAAACAAGATAAATGGCTATTATCTTCTATTGATATCGAGAAGTTTAAACTTGCAGAAGATGGCAAGACAATCCGTTTGTAACATAGTTTAGTAACCATCCTACAAAGGATATAAATAGATAGTAATATGGAACAGATTTCATTAGAAGACAAAGTTAGTGAAACTTTGGGTTGGCTCGCAAATCAAATTGCGTGTATCCAAGTATATAAAAAGTGGGACGAAGAATTTAAAAAGGAAAGTCTCAATAATGCTTGGCAAAAAGTTCAAGAACAATTTAAGAAAGACATTGATTGGAATGCTCTTACGGAGAGCCAGTGTGAATCCTTGCATTTTGGAAGTTGGCAATCCGAAGAAGATGTTGAGGAAGAAATTTCTTGTTTACAATCTGAATTAGACAAGGGACATCTTACAAAGGAGGAATTTGATAAGAAGGTTGCCAACGAGAAAAATACTCTTGGACTTCGTTTGATTCCGCTATATCTCTATCCTTCATTGCCTATAGGTATTACCCTAACGTCTATTGGAGGAGAAGAGAGAGTTTTTGATGGCTCAAACATTAGTACAGACGTTAGATTTGGATGCCTTGCATGGGGTATTAAGCCGAAAAAAGATTAACTAACCACCCTCTCCTGCAACAGGGAGAGGGTAAAAAGAAGAGAATATGATTAGATTTGAATATCGAACCTATTGTAACGAGTATAAGATAATAAAGGTAAGCAGAAAAGTTTATATTATTAAATATATAGATTACTACCAGCATATTTGCTGGATGGTTAAAGAACATAAGTTCAAGTCTAGGTTAAAGGCAGAGAAACATATTAAAAAACATTTTATTGTGGAGGATAAGCAATGAGTAAAGAAAAAGCTATTGAGTATATCACAAGAGCCAAAGAACAGTTATCAGACGATTTGCTTTCTGTCAGGTTTTGTAAAATGGCTCGCAATAATTTAGATAAGGCACTTAAAGAGTTGGAGGATTGATTATGACAAGAGAAAAAGTTAAAGAAATGCTGCCTATTCTGCAAGCTTATGCTGAAGGAAAGGTAATTGAGTGTAGGACAAAACAGAGTGCCGTAGAAGGTACATATGTTCCGAATGATTGGGTGGAAATGAAAGAGATTGCGTTTTGGAAAAATACAGAGTACCGAATCAAGCCAGAACCAAAGTACCGTCCTTTCAAGGATGCAGAAGAGTGCTGGCAGGAAATGTTGAAGCATCAGCCGTTTGGGTGGATAAAGTCTAATGAAGATGGAAGTCGTTCCTTAATTACTCTTATTATTAGCGAAGAAAATATAGATATAAATTGTATCGGAGGCTTTAATTCGGATATAATTATGAAAAGATTTACCTTTGCCGACGGAGCAGTATTTGGAATTTTAGAGGAGGAATAGCTTATGTATAGACCGATTACAATGTATCAGATTGTTTGCGATAGATGCGGAGAAGTATTTAGCGGTACAGATACTTGCTCTGCACTATTCAGCAACAAAGAAGTCGATATTGGAGACTACTCAGACTGGGAAATGATAGATGGTAAACACTATTGTCCCGATTGCTACGATGTGGATGTCATTGATGGAGTGTATAATGTTAAAGCAAAGGAGAAATAGTTATGGAAATTAATGAAAAAATAAATGAAATAATTCAACAAGCAAAAGAAGAAGGAGCTTATAAGGAAAATTTTGACGCATTTGAACAAGAGGTATATGACCAAGGTTTTTATGATGCAATTTATTTCATGCTGTGGAATCCAAGCGAGCGAAGTTGTTCTAATTGTCAGTATCAGAACAGTAGACAGCTATGTGGGGAAGAGTACTGCGGGCAAAAATACTGGAGACCAAAATTGGAGGAATAAGTTATGGCTAAACCTTACAGAATCAAGCATAAGGCTAGCGGATATTTCTACCAACGTTACAACGGAAGTAACCTTGGCAAGAAAGGCAAGGTGTATATGAATAATCAATCACCACTTACAATGTGTGATAATGAGAACTTTATACGTATTCAGATTCGTCACAACACTTTAGCTTATAAAGCATTGAGAGATATGCTTTCCAAATATGCTATAGGTAAAGATGATGAGTGTGAATGGCATAGTACATCTTACAGAGTTCCGAAAAGTGAATTTGAAAAAGAACAATTATAGCTTATGAAAATAGAAAATATCAAGTTTAAGGCAAAGAGTTTCTTGGATGGAGCTTGGGTACAAGGAGATTTGGTGCATAAAGAAGATGGTAAGATAGCCATATTAAGAAACGGATTTAATGTATCAGAAGTTAATCCATCTACAGTATGCCTGTTTACAGGCGAGAAGGATATGAACGGAGACAATATTTATGTTGGAGATATTATCTCTAACCTTGAAACAAAAAGTGTTATAGAGGTGGTATGGAATGACAAGATGAAAATGCTTGATTGCAAGTTCCTTAATGGAGTGAAGTGTTGTTTTGATATTCCATTTGGAATATTTGTAGCAAGGTATCATAGAATAGTAGTATTGATGTCAAAATACGATAAGGAAAAGTAATATGGAAGCAGGACAATTATTAGTGCTATTGTTGTCGTTTTGCGCTTTAGCATTACATATCAAGAATCGTAGAAGAAAGGATTAATTATGGATAAAACAGATTTATATTCAGCATTACTCTTCCTAATGCTTAAACTGGAAGAGGCAAAGAATAGCCAGATGCAAGACAAGAACTTTGTCTTGGCATTGACGGAAGTGCTCAGATATTTCCGTGATAACGGAGAGTTGAAGAAAGCCTATGAAATCCAAAAGGATTCATTGGCAAACATGGCTAATAGCCCTTGGGTGAAACTAGTAATGGGTATGCTTACCTCAAAAATGCAAGCAGATAAGGTAGATGCAGAACTTCCAGATGTTGATGCCCTTATAAAGGAAAGTACTTCTGACGAATACATCGAAAAGAAAATCAAGGATATTCTTGGTGAGTAAACTACAATCCCCACCTAGCTTCACAGCCGGGTGGGGATTTTTCAGCTAAATAAACAACGTCTAACCTATAAAAACAAAAACCTAAAATTATACCTAAATCAACAACTTATCTATGAACTTATCCAAATCCTTTTCGTACCAAACAAGTTCGGTCCAGCCCTTGCGCTTCTGCCCTCTCGGTAGCCTGCCTTCTTTTACCAGCCGGTCAAAGGTAGCCCTGGAAACTTGGACGTATTCGCACGCTTCCGCTTTACTGATCGGCTCGTCCTTGTTGGCAATCTGATGCAGGAAATTCAGCATCATCGTGTTCTGCTGCTTATTCGTCAAACATCGCCCCGACTGAATCCGCTCATGAAATTCCATCAGGAGCGAGTCTATCATTTGGAGTTCTTCGCTAATCTTTCCCATAAGCTAGCACTTTTTATTGTGATACCAGAAGGCAAATCCGATGGCACATACTGCCAACAGGAAAAGAAATCCGATATAGCATCTTCCCAGTGTCATTAATCTCTGCTCACTCTTGGTAAGCTGCCGCTCAACTGGTACTGGCACGGAAACAGAATCACGCTTGATGATGGTATCAAGCTTCACCTTATATATATTGCGGTATCGGTCCCGATAGGCAATCTTGCTTATCACTACGGTATCCCCCTTCTGATACACATACACCGAATCCTTCACATACACACTATCCGTCTTGGCGATAGTGTCACTTCTCACAATATACTCAGTATGATACTCAGGAACCTTCACATACTCCTTGGTCTTGCAGCCAGTGAATGCCAGCAGGATAACTCCAACCACCAAACCGATGCAAGACCATTTCCGAAATCTTATTTCATACCACTTCATACGCTATAGATTTTTATATTCCTCTTTCGCATTAAAACAAGGGCACATCTTCTTCCACTTCGACTTGTCTGCCCCCCAAATATCACGATGCCCCATAATCGCCGCATTCGGATATTTCTTTTTCAGCTGTTTAAGCAGGGTAGCCAGTGCATCCTTCTGCTCCTTGGTTCTGTTATCTACAGCCTTTCCCTTCGAGTCGATACCGCCTACATAGGCAATATTGATGGCAGTAGAATTATATCCCTTCACACCGTTGCTAACCATTTCTACCGGTAACATCTGGTGCACGGCGCCATCCTTGGTAATCACATAATGATAGCCGGGGTTCTTCCAGCCCTTGCGCTTAAACTCATCCCAAAGCTCCTTCACGTCCCATTTCTGAGAAGAGGCAGTACAGTGAACGAAAATTTTCTCAATCAGTCTCATACCTTGCCCTCCTTCTCCTTTTCCTGTTCCTTCATAATCTCGGCAAAAGCCCTAGCCAAGTCTTCTTTGTTCTCCAGAAGAATGCTTACCGTCTTCTCCTGCTTCCGTATCTCAGCCTTCTGCCAGCTCTTCTCTCTTACGCTTACAAATTCACAGAACACGCAATAGCCTGCCCATATCATAGAGAAGACAGGGAAGGGGAGAACCGTACAGGCTATCAGGTCTATACAGACCGTCACCATAAAGGGAGAGAAGTATTTCCTCGCCTTGTCGCAAGTCTTCTTGAATCCTGTACTTGTCGTAGCCAGTCCGTTCTCCTTCGCTTTCTTGATACCGAAGAACAGGTCCACGCCCATAGAAATGATAAGAGCACCCATGCAGATGGCAATAACCAATGCCGATCTGTAAAGGTGCTCTTGCAAAAATGTATGAATAATCTCTGTCATATATACCATTAATATTGATTAATGGCGCAAAGATAAGGGGTTTTCAGATAGCTTTTTCCGTGTTTCCGTCTAACTGTTCATGTACCACCAAATTTTATCGGTGGGGTGATTGGTTGACTCGTCGCAGAGGAAACTCACTGATAATTCGGAGATTCTCTTCTTCAGGGTCTCCTTGCTTCTCGACCATTTGCCAATCACATCAATGTTTTCTGCAAACATCTTGTTCATGGTCACGGCAAAATCCCACATCGTGTAGTCGGGAATCATCCAAGCCTGCTTGTCGTACTCCTCCTTCACTTCCTTGTAATCGAAGAATGGGGCGTACTCCTTGGTCACATCATCCTTGAAATAATAGATGTTGGCGATGCAGGCTCTCCCCAGCTTCTCATCAAAGTGATGTCTTCTTTCCATCCAGTACAGAAGGTTTCTCTGTACCATTCTTTCTTCTTCTTCCGAAAATCCGCATTCTCCATTCTGAAACATCTGGAATGCGGCATTTGCTACGTGTGATAGCGATCTTGATAAATCCATAGGCATATAATATTAATGTAAAAATGATAAATACATGGTGCATCTCCAACTGCTCGGGAGTGATGAGCCAGTGCTGATAATACAATCTGATAGCGTTGATACCGAAAAAATAAAAGAACGGAATACGGAATATCCAGCAGTATCTGAAGAAGAAACTCACTGGTATCATGCAGATTGGCATATACACGTATGCCAGAAAGTAAATCCAGATGATACAATTTCCGTTATCAGCCGTATTAAGTACGGTAGGTCTTGGATAACGCCCATAGTCCCAAACTCCATACCAGTGCCCTAGCATCAGCGGTATGGGTGCCCATTTTGCCAGGAGTTCATAGAATCTCCAAATTTTGCGGCTCAGCAAACCTTGCAGAACCAGCTCTTGCTCTTCTTCTGAAAGAGCGTTGTTAATACTCTTTTTCATTTTTGTTTCAATTTTATGTTGATATCGTTGATCTAGTTGCTGTTTCTTAGAAAACGGTAGCTAAATGTTTCAGTCGGTGCAAAGATAAAAAGATTTCTGCACAAAACCATAAAAAGTGAGCAAAATATTAAAATATATTATTTATTTGGACGTATTCTAGATTATTTGTACCTTTGTAGCACGATTTAACGAGTAAAGCGTATGACGAAAACCAATTATAGCTTGACGGAAAAGCAACGGGAAGACCTGATGAAGACTTATCGTGAGGTGGCACCCACCTGCCACACCGCAAAGGAGGCGTGGGTAAAGATAGTATCTCATCCCGCACCGAGATATTATGTGAATCCGAAGCAGGCATTCGAGAAACTCAGAAAGATGGTGGTAGGCGATTTCTCTGAGGTGGATGCCATGACGGAACCGAGAAGGAGAATGTACTATTCTCTGTTCGACAGATTGAATGCGGTATCTCAGAAGAAGGAGTTTATCGGGCAGTCCCTTCATTTCATCTGCCAGTTTCTGGTAGGGGAACCAGCCCCTGAGTTCTTCCTGTCTCCTCGCTCTGCCGAGGATATTTTCTATAATTGCAAGCGATATGGGAAAGGTTACAGGGATGGTAAGCATGAATAGTTTCAGATTGAAGGCGTTTCTGTCGCTCATCTGCATCATTCTTTGCACTTTGCACATAGGCTTCTATCACGGATGCCCCTGGGAGAATCATCTTCTATACAGTTTCTTCCACGTCAACGGCTTTCATCTTGCCATCAATCTGCTGGTGCTTTGGCAGATCAAGGGTAGGATTTCACCCTTCAAGGCTTTTGCAGTAGCCGTAGCAGCCAGTTATCTGCCGATGTTCGTTACTGAGCCAACGATGGGTTTGTCTGGGTTCCTCTTCGCCGTCTTCGGTGTGATGTGGGGCAGGATAGGGCGATGGAAAGATGCAATCAAAAAGGCTGGACCCTTCATCCTCTTCACGATGCTGTTGAATAACGTGAACGGATGCCTCCACCTTTATTGCTTCGTCATAGGTTATTTGATGGAATGGTTCATAAACCACATAGAACGGAAACGTTCAGCATAAGTTTGTTAGTGTTTTAATGTCGAAGGCGACTGCTCATCACGAGTAGCCGCCTTCTTGATGTTATCAAACTTATGGAAGGAATTATCTTATCTTGTCTTCTCTTCTGCTCTGGGTCTCTATGATGGACCCGGCAAAGGAATCGCTTGCCTTGAAGTTCTTGAAAGAATACTCCAGCTTGAAGTATTTCCACGGCTTGCCGAAGAGACTCTTCAGCGCAACCCAGTCCTTGCCGTTGTTGGAGCCATAGACCGTTACACTTACCGTTCCGGTATCAGAATCAAAAAGATGCTTCAAGCCTCTCAATGATTTCAGAATGGTAGAGCCACCCAGTTTCAAAGGTCGGGTAGTCATGATGCAGTCATAGTCGTTGGTATCATCCTCTGCCAATGGAATGTTGGTAAGGGAGTAAACGGTACTATCATTAAACTGCACAAGGTTGTCGGGATAGTTGTTGGCTACCGTTCTACAGAAAATCTTGCTGCTGGTATAGTTGTGGGAGATAGAGAAAATCTTATCCACCATATTATATACATAGTGATAGCTGGTCTTCTTGTTGAATATTCTCAGCAGCGAAGCCTTGTAGTCATAGGCTATCAGACAGTTCTCCAAGAAAGTCTTGAAAGGTAGGAAGTCGCTTGGCAATCCTCTGTTCTTTCCACCGCTCAACTGCCCCGATACGCAAATCGCCTCACCGCCCGATGTTGCCATCAATCCTTTTTCGGAAGTGAAGTAAACCACCTTGTCGGTAGGGGTGATGGAATCAGCATTATTGCAAACCTCTCTGGATATAGGGTGAATACTGGAGTAAAGTCCCTCGGCATTCACGCTCATGGCATAGATGCCTTCATCGGTAAAGACGAGCAGAGGATATTGACCGAACTGTCCCTGACTTACCGCCTCTGTATTAGCCACGATACCAAGAATCTTACCAGTACCAACGGTATTATCGCCCGATGCCTCAAATACAAACGGATTGTTCGCTACGGAAGTGAAAATCTGGGAATCAAGATATTCGGGCTTATTGAGATTCTTGACTAATTCTAGCATTTCATCTTCGGTCTTGTTTTCAAACTCTGCATCCCCTTCAGCAGACGGAAGATTGGTGAACGAATAGGCGCCATTCAGCATTGGATGCACAACCAATGGAATTCTCAGGCATTTGCCACCAGAATAAAGAATGATTTCCGTAGCGTTTGGGTCTGGATAATAAATCCATCCACGCAGGAACGACTTATTCACAGAAGCGACATTCACCGCCCAGGTATCAGAAGTGTTCGTCACGATATGGGTGTACATATAGTAATGATCGTCGCCAGTCAAGTTTCTTCCTGTAAAATTTGAGAAACCTTCAAATGGATAGCGCAACAATCCGATAGCTTGAAGTCTGCCGTTATAGGTGTACAGTCTTTCTGCTGTAGCCTTTGCCCATCCGTAATAATCATCAACATTCAGTTGGGTTTGTGTCGTAAGATTCTCAACAACTCCTTTCTCAATGAACATTCTATCTCTGTCCTTTATTCCGTTAACCGAGTAATGCCAGTTTCCATCCATAACCTTATCCGATGCCTTTACAGAAAACAGTTTGTAGAACTGTGATTTGGTCAGCAGTTCATCTATGATTTCCTGGTCCGTTTTATATTCCGGCTGAATTTCACTATGTACAGTGATGGTCTGGGAAGCCATCGCTTGCTTGTCGTAGTTAAACGGAAGCTCTCTATACTTGTCGTAGCCGAAATTAGCGGAAGGCTTCATATAGGTATCGTTTGGGGAAACTAATTTCCAACCGCTATCTAAACGGAATGGCAGAACCTGATCAGAAGCAAAGACTACGATTTCCTTGATGATGTCTCTCCAATCATCGCTTATCGGTTCAAACTTGAATTTCAGTTCGCTATACTCGATGAAGTAAAAGATACTTTCTTTTCCTGTCATTTGCCTAAGATCCATATAGGTGTTATGGGTACGGTCGAAAGTCGCAGAACTGAAACGGCAATTTCTGTTAATGGTAGGATAGCAGATATATGGGGTAGTAATCTTAGTATAAGAGCCATCGAAGAGCCTGAATGCGCACCTGATAAAGAAAGGAAACGCAAACATATTCTTGCTTTTTACCCAGTTGATAGCTTGGGCAACATGCCCTTGAACTGTTTCCTGAAAGCCTTTTTCATGTGAGCCGTCTGTAGATACTTTGATGGAGAAATGGTGATACGTACCTTGCTGGAACAACCCGCTAGGTTCATCTCCAGCTGCATGCAGGAATTTTCCATTCGCATCATAATAGCATTTCCAAACATCGGGTCCATCAACATCGTTTGAAATATTCATCAGAGTTCTTTCGCTCTCTTCTGGTATATAGTTGTTAGTTGGCTTCTCGAAGGTAAAGTTACATTTTAGGTTTGGAATATTCATTCCCAAATCCTTGTATGCTTCTGATTTGTATAAGATGTATCTCAGTCCATTATCTGTAGCCAGCACCAGTGTATTCCCCACCGCCTGTGCATCCTTCACTTCTCCGTCACCCTCAAATGTACCAATCGCCGTTTTGAGGTCGCTCTTCTTGTAGCATCTGATGGTATATTTGTTCTCGCCACTATCCCCAACATACTTGTCATAGGTAATGATATTCTCGAAGTCTGCCATTTTATGGACAAACAAAATCGTGCCGCTCACAGTGCCGAAAGGCTCCATCTTCTGAATCGGGACCATTTCACCATTCCTATATATGATGTTTTGCGAATAGGCAAGCTCGCTATCTTCACTCAGCAAGTCACTCGGTACGTTCGTCATACCCTTGCTGAAACTCAAAGTCTTTCTATCCAAGTTTCTCTCCATAACTCAATATCTTTAAATTTTCGCAGCAGAGTGAACGCCGTCGCTACCGCTGCTTGTTCTTTCCTTTTGTTTCCATTTCGGCTTCTCCATATCGTTGGCGCTTACCCACAAACCGATGGCGGTACTCATCAGTACATCATCATGGTTGCCGTTGCCCACGATATTGCCAAGACTTCCATCATCATGCCGCTCGTAGATTCTCAGCTCATGATACATTTCCCGGTCTGGCTCATCCCAGAGCATATCATCAACGAACTGCTCCAGATTATCAATCACCCAACCCTTCGTCAGCTTGTTGGTCTGGAATCCATACTTGGCAAGCACATCATCGCTCACGTCCTCAGGACTTGTGGTGCGCTGATACAGATTATCGTAATAGTCGGCTATCTCGTTCAAGATGCTTCCGAAGTGGTCGCCTTCCGTATTGTTGTTCTTCTCTCGGTCTGCCGTGTTGCTCTCGATTACCAGCAGTGCATCATCGTAGTAATGCGCCAATGCTGCCGCCATCCACGCCAGCTTGTCGTGCCTTACGTGTCCTCGCCATCTTGCCACCACCTTCGGCTTGCCCTTGATGGTAGGCAACATCCCGAATCTGTCTATCACCGTCATCACGGTATAGTCGGAAGTCGAGGATTTACCGCCAATATCCACGCTCACCAAGTATCTATTCTCTACTTTCAGACAGTTAGGTACTGCCCAGATTTTCAAGTCTCCATCACCATCTGTTCGGATGCTGATCTTCGACTTTTCGATGGAAGATTCATTCTTGTTACCGTCAATGATGATGTCGGCGGTATAGATTGGCTCACGCTTATACTTCTTCTGCAAATCATCAATAGAGTAGGGGTTGAAGACCAGATTACCAGAGTTTCGGAAGGCATCTTCCTCATCCACTGGTGCCTCGGTAGCACAGAAGGAATGGGTGGTAAACTTATTGCGGAAGTTTCTGTACCACTCGATAGCTTGGAAGCAGGCTCCCTTCTCCCACATTCTCCAGAAGAACTTGCCAGTTTCTCGGTAGCCCTTCGGATTGGTACTCTTATCCTTGTTTTCCAAAAGCCATTTGGCAAAGGCTCGTTCACTCTTCACTTCCTCCATATCGTGCTCGATGAAGAAGCAAGGGATGAATAGGAAGGAATAGGCATCGTTGTTCTTTGGGTCCATAGCCAACTGGCATTTCTCGTAGAAGAAGCCAGAGTTACCCTTGCCGGTACTCTCGAATACCTCCAAGTTATCCTCCTGATTTCTGATACCACCCGAAATAGAGGAAATCACACCCTCAGGATCATGCTCTGGGGTCTTCTTCCAATAGGCAACCTCAGAATAGTGGGCACAGTGGAAGTTGCTACCACGCACGGAATCAAAGTTCTCGAATGATGCTACGGTCAGCGTACTTCTTCTTATAGCCCTTATTCCGTCTGTCACCTGGAAATCATCAGGCGAATTCTCGTAAGGAGAGAATTGCAACTTGACTCCCGGTCTTCCGATGGTCCAGCCCGGCTGATGCTCCAAGGCTTTTCGGTACATCGCCTTAATCTTCTTAGCCGTATTCTTCTGTTGGGCAAGCACAATGGCATTCCAGCCATCTCTGCGGAAATCCTGTAGCCATTTTATATAGAGCTGAGTTAAAGTAGAGCCTCCCCACTGACGGGCTTTCAAGATAACTACTCGGATAGCCTTCCTGTTGGTTCGCAAATCCTCAAATATCTTCAGAAGCAATCTTTGTGGATAGTTCAGCTTAAACGGAATCATATTACCCGTCACCTTATCCTCAATCTTGTCGGTCATGTACAGCGCAAATTCTGGGTCTTCCATAAATCTGGTTCTACAGATGGCAAAGGTTAGTGTCTTGAAATGTTGGGCATCATCCTTCTTGTGTAGAACATATTTATTGTAATCCTTCAAATTACCCATCTTTCTCAGTCCCCTGTACAGAACAGACTTGGCAGTCTTCTTGGGAACCCACATCTTTGGAATGAAGAAATCGTCCAACTCTATCAGAACACGATTTTCGAAGTTATAACACCCTTCGCCAGTAATAGGGTCATAGGTGCCATAAATTTCATCGTAACGCTTCTGATTCTCAGTTACGAGATTATCTATTTCCTTTTCTGTCACTTGAGCCATCTACCCAGTCGTTTAGTTCTTCAAATTCCGCATCCTGTATCTCGGGTGCTTTTCTTATATCTAGTACATTTATTTCATCTTCGTCCTCTACGGTTGTCATGCCCAATGCCATGAGCTGTTTAAAGTCATCGTCAAGTCCGTGGGTCACGCTCATCTCGCTCTGCTTAGGTATCATGTGCTTGGTAAGCTGGGCATAGATGGTAACGTATGTTTTCGGGTCGTATTCCGCCAACTGGTTCATGCACTCCTCAAACTTCTCCTGATTCCTTGCAAGGAAGTCACGAATGTACTCTTTCTGCGCGCTCTTGCTCACTGGCAGGATCTTCTTTGCCTTCTCACGTTTCTCCTGCATGATTTCTCTTACCGACTTAATATCATCAAACTCTCCCATAAGCTTCTCCTTCTCTTTTTTATCCAAATGGCTTTAGTGTATGAACCAGCATTCCTGCTTTGCTGGCACTCGCTGCATCCAGTATCTCCAGTTCTTCATCGTTCATTTCCTCCTGCTTCGAGACGGTAAGCGGATCCTTGCTGGTAAGCGTAAGCAGGAAATATTCATAGAGGGCACCAGCCACGATGTAGCTGTGGATATGTTTCACAAGCTCGTCATACCGTGTGTCGTCCCAGTAGTCGGGCATGTTCAGCCAGATTTCCTTCTCATCCCATTCCTTCAGGGCATTGTCTCTTACCACTCCCTGTGGTTTCATCACGTAGGCAGAGAGGACTCCTTCTGCCTTTTTCAGATACTTGTCGAACCAGCGGTAGAAGAGCGGTCTTTCCCTGTCGTTCTCGCTGGTAGGGATGATGTCTTCCTGATTGGTCTGGTTGCCTCGTCTTGCCCTGCCTACCATGTTTGTAGCTGCATCAATGTCATACAAGAGTTGGTTGGCATAGATGAAAATGTGCTTGCTGTAGTACTTGTGTGCCGGGCGAGGAGGCTTCGGAAGGAAAGGATTCGGCTCGGGCTTCCATCCTCTCTCACGGATAAAATGTGTTGGGTGTAATGCGTTGAACTCCATTCTATACCTCCTTTGCTACGGTTACTTCCACCTCTCTCTTCAGGTTGTCGCTGTGTCGGGAGAAGAGGGTAACGGTTGCCACACCGGTATTCCTTGGCTTCAGGGCGAAGGTATAAGGGTCTGGGCTGCGCTGAATCTCAATGATGCTAGGGTCGCTGCTTCTTGCCTCTATATCATCAATGGCGCCATCGTCGATAGAGTAGGAGAGATTCACGTCCTCTTCATCCACACCGAGTGTGATTGCACCGCCCGAACTGCTGCCATCCACTTTGGCGGTCAGTGTTTTGGTATAAGGTACGGTAGGAACCACTGGACCACTCAATACAAAGCATCGGCGGATATTCTGCTCATCAAAGCTGAGAGAAGAAAGATAAGGCTCTGCCTGTTTCAGGTTGGCTGTCTTCAACCACCACTGGTAAATCATGTAGTCTTCCACATACTTGGCTACCAGTCTTGCCAATGTGTCGGAAAGCGTACCGTTGCACCGTCTGGAAACATTGACAACAAACTCCACTACATCATCGGTCTTGCTGCCATAGTAGATGATGTTGTCACCCATGGTCTGGGCGTTTGGCGCAAGATAATCTGCCAGGATAACCTTTGTTACCTCCAGAGCAGACTGGAAATCGTGGGTCAGCGTTCTTTCGTGTACTTCCTCATCGCCAGCCGCCTCGTTGAAACTCATCTTGATGGCTTTGTCGTCTATGGCTCCATCAATCTTTGCCTTTAGATAGGTGGCTCTCTTTACCTCGTCAATCACCACCGACTTGATAATCTGAAATTTTAAAATCATAGCTTTAGAATTATTAGTTCAAAATTACTTCTCCTGTCATATCCTCCATGGTCTTGCTGCCCGATGTCGGCGCATCCTTCTGGAAGATCAGCTTCAATGCAGAAACCACATGATTCGTCATATCGTCTGCATACTTCCTTGCAGAATCGGCATAGGTCATGGATAGCACAGAATAGGCTACGTAATCTACCACATAGCTCTTGAAGAGACTACAGAATGCGTTTGCCTTGCTCTCGCTCACTCTGTTCAGCTGATAGGTGAAAGCCACATCATCGGTGTTGTCCGTGTAGCCGGCTATCAGTGGAGAAAAGTTGCCCACGAATGTTTCCGCCGCATCCTTCACATACTGCTTCAAGATGTCTTCCTCGGTCGAGGATAGGGTAACACCGGTAAAGAGGATATTCCCCTGCTTGTCGGAAAGTCTTTTTCCGATGATGGAGAAATGCTTCTTCACCTTGCTCTTGATGTCGGCATACCCTATTGTTATTGTCTGTTCTGTTACTGCCATAACTTATGCTGTTTGATAATACTGATTGTTAATACTCATAGCCTGTGCCACTGCGTTCTGGTCTGCACTCTGTACGATGCCGTTCTCTACCTGTCCGCCGCCCTGCTGCTGAGCTATTGCCTGTTGCTGCTGATACATCTGTTCCAACTGCGCCTGCTGTTCCTGCACGCTGGCAAGAAGCTTGTCTGCAAATGGTTTGTTCACGTTCTGCAAGTACTGAATCAGGTTGATTGCACCCATTTGCAGCAACTCCTTCAAGTCATCATTCTGTAAGGTGTTGTAGGCAGCAGATGCCGCTGCATTCTTGATGCTTATCTTGAAGTGAATGTCTCTTGCTGATAGTCTGTCGTAACTGTAGGTGTTCAGACCGTCCTTGTTGAAAATCTTTCTTCCGTCCTCGTAGAACTGCTGGATAACTGAGCACTTTTTCATTGCCAGCTTCTCCGTAAAGATCTCCATGTCGGATAGGATAGTGTAGAGCGAAGTGGTTGCGTTCTGACTCTCCTGAGCATATCTTGCAGCCGACGTACCAGCCGAAGGAGTCTTGCCCTGCAAGGCACCGCTTACGTTGGTTACCTCTCTGATAAGGTTCAGTTCTATCTGTAAGAGTTCGTTGGTTCCGATATTTACCGCATTCGAAGTAATAATCTCTGGCTTCACGTTTGGCATTGTTCTCTTTGGTGTATAGAATATCCATCCATCGTATTCTATTGCCTCTTCCATGAACTGCTCTGGTGTCCTTCCACCCAGTACGGTTGTAGGAATCATCTTGAATCCCTTAAAGCTGCTTCTGATACTCATGTCATTCATCACAATCAGGCGGTTGATGTAGCGCTGCTGATCTATCACGTTGGTCATGAACGGATGAATCTCTCCGTTGATGAAAGGATAAAGCTTCATGGTGTATGGGTGGCTCTTGAAATCGTAAGGAGATTCACCACGGCAAAGCACCGTACCGTCAGGAGCCATGAAGGTGTAGTACCAGTATTTATCTGAAAGATCTTCCGATGTAATATAGGCACGGTCTTCTTCCGGCACACCGTATTCGTCATACTGCTTCTTTCGCTTCTCGTTCTCCAGAATCAGCTTGTTTATCATTGCCGTATCTTCCAAATCCACACGGAACCAAGCATTGTTCATGTTCTTGGCAATAGGGTCGAAGCACTGCAGTCTCGGTTTGGTTTCCGTGGTCCATACCTCAATCACTCTTACGTAGTGTCTTCCCTTGTTGGTATAATCGAAGCTGAGATTTTCCAAAGCCTTCTCTTCGTTAAACTCGTAGCCATAACTGCTATCATCTACATCATGAATGTCAAAGATACAGTTCAAGTCATTAACCGTCAATCCGTATTCCCTGCGGGCAAACTTCTGATACAAGTCTTCCTTGCTTACGTCATGCAGACAGCCTATCAGACAAACGTCATTGTGTCTTGGGTCACTTCCGCATTCGAAGAACATGTGGTCAGGTTCCATTGCGTCCGTCCAAGCATCAGGCATTTCCAGTTCTCGGTCTTCCCAGCTCTCCCTCACAAACATCTGACCGCCCTGCAGGTAGTCCTTGATGAGGTGATTCAGCAAATCCTGCATACCGGTGGTCTGCCAGTTGCATTGCATCGTAGCACTCATCATGTCGCTCAGTTGTCGGGAGTCATTATCTCTTGCAAAGCATACTGGTTCCGTGCCCTGCTTGGCATAGAGTCCTGCGATGGATTCCAAGATACTGATCATGATGTTGTTGCTCATAGGGGTCTGGTTGCGCCGCTCCATATAGGTGCGCTCCGTCATTTCCTCCCAGTAGCCATGATGATACACCCTGATGGTGTCGCTCCATTGGTCTCCGTTGCAGTATCTCATCGTTCTTGCTCGGGTCTCCCTCACGCCGCTCAGATTGTTCCAGGCATTCTTGCATCGGGTCAGCAGTTCCCAGTCCTTTCCGTGCTCCTGCCGCTTCTTTCGAGCTTTCACGGAATCGTATCTGTTGCGCTGAGGCATCACCTTGCTAAGTGTTAATAATTTCGCCTTAACCATATTTGTTTACACATTATTAATTTATAGGCGCAAAAATAGTCTTAAATCCCTTTTTCTTTGCCGTGTTTCCGTGTGTTTGCCTATTGTCACGGAAACACGGAAATATAATTGCATTTTCTTTGCATCTTTGCGGCAACGTTTCAAACAGTTTAAGATATGACAAAGGAAGAATTAGAACAGATGAATGCAGGTGGAGAATCTGAACAGCAGGTTTCTTCACCCGAACAGGCTGCGGAAGAGACTCCCCCGGTAGAGGAGCGCCCTAACCGCAAGGCTTTCTCCGACCGATTCAAGAAGCGTCATGCTGACATTGATTTCGAGGACAAGGAAGCTCGTTATGCGGCTATGAATGATGATGCTGATTTGCTCGGACGATACGAGGAAAGCGGTAAGGCGTTGTCTAAGGTGTTCGATAAACACAAGTGGCTTGCTGCCTTGGCGATGGATATGGAGAAGAATCCAGAAGATAACCCATTCGATGCGATGGCTCGCTTGGGTATCGACATCAAGGCTCTGCTCGAAGACCCTGAGGGTGGCAAGAAGCTCGCCGAGATTCTTGCAAAACACAATGAGGAAGTTGCTGAGCAGAACGAAGCAACCGAAAGGGTTACGGAAAATATGCGCAAGTCTATCGAACGCTTGGTTAAGCTCTACCCAGATGATGCACACGATATGTGGAAGCAGATTTACGAGATTCACGACAAGGTGGAGAGCGGAGACATCCCAGATGATGTTTGGAAGATGCTCCACAATGCCAACAACTACGATTCTGATATTTCCTCTGCCCGAGACGAGGCGGCTATGCAGGCAAGAAACGAGAAGATTCAGAATAAGGTCCGCTCTTCCGCAAGTGAGGGCATTCCTCCTTCACTTTCTAGTTCGGGTGCAGGAAATAAGCCGGCAAAGAAAGAGAAGAAACCAAAGAGCGGATTCTTCGAAGGTATCACTTATTAATATTAATCCATAAATATATGTATAAAATGAAGAAAATTTCAAATTATTTTTCAAGCGGTCAGTTCATCTTCAAGATGATTCTGATGCTTCTTGCCGTGGTTACTGGCGGCGGCGTACTGGCTATGGCTGACAAGGTAGAACCTGAACTGAATGAGCCGGGTTCTCGTCCTGCCACAGAGGAAGAGGTAGCTGGTGCAGAGATTGTTGACAAGGATAAAGAGGATTTATTGGCACCTGGTGGTGGTAATGCGGGTCAGGACTTGACAAATACGCAGGCTTCTGCTACGCAGATTGAAAAAGGTGGACTCGAAGAGGAAGACTGGGATACTGAGGTCACCAAGTTCCACCCTTATCGAAACCCTATGCTCTCCATTGTTCGCAAGTTCACTACAACTGTTGGTTGTAAGGGCTACAAGAAGAAACATGCTCGTTTTGGTGGTGAAACTTTGGATGGTGAGGTTACTGCCAATATTCCTGAGGGTGCAACGATCAAATTGACTCGCGCCAACTTCTCTGGTTCGTTGAAGCCTTTCTATAAGGGTTCTACAGTTTTCGTACCAAAAGTGGCAGGTTATAAGTTTGGCTCAACCACCCTGACAGAAGACCGTCTGATGCTCTTGGTTACTGGTACGAATGAGGCTCGCACAGAGGTTACTTTGCAGGCTGTAAATGGTAAGGCGGTAGAGGAAGGTGCTGATTGTGAGTATCTTGAGAACATGTTGTGTCCAGCTATCCCTGTCGGTGCAACGTTCCTTTGTGGTGCTACCGCTCTGTCTGAGTCACAGATGAAAGTTCCTACAGAGAACTATCAGCCTCGTTCTAAGGAGGTTTATCTCCAGAAGAAAGCATTCTCTATTGTCTTTACTGACGATTTCGAGAAGATTGAGAAGAAAATTCCACACAATGTTTCTGATATGAAGGCGGATGGTCTCAGTAAGTTCCTCTTGCGTGCGGAGCGTTCTTATTGGCTTGGTGTTCAGCGTCGAATCCACTCCCTTACTGAGGATGGTGCCGCAGAGTACACTTACTTCTCAGAGGGTGTCTTGAATCAGATTACTACTCAGTATGGTATTGGTGATATTTACAAGTATGAGGATTTGACCGCCATCTCTATGGCTATGTTCACAGACTTTGCTGAGTCAGACCACATCTTTATGTTCTGTGGCAAGAATGCCATCAAGCGACTGATGAATATCGAGATTCCTAAGGGTCGCACCGAGGTTCTTGCAACCCACAAGGAGATTGATATTACGTTCACACGCTACAAGGACAACTACGGTACTATTGACTTCGTTTGGGATCAGACGCTCGACTTTATGGATATGGAGGACTGCATGGTTGGTGCCGACTTCAAGAGTGCTCGCCACTACGTGAAGGAGAAGGGTAAGGATAAGACTAATGACATGAGCAAGGACGGTCACGACCCAAGAGAGGCTAAGCGATATATGCACATCGAAGCTGATTGTATCGCTCTCCGTGGCTACAACTCTATCTTGGTAGGTCCTACTGCTTTCATTACTCACCTTGGTGTGTCTGGAATCACTACAACCATCACTTCTGTAGCAGAGCTTCCTAAGGTAGCAGCCAAGGGCGCTAAGTTCGCATTGACTGCCGACTATACAGACCCTGATACTTCTACCAAGTACGAGAAGGGTAAGGTTTACGTTTACAACGGAACCAAGTGGGAACTCTATGCCGGAGCTGATATTGCAGCGTAAGGCATCTTTTTCGTTAATATATAATCACGCATAGGGGCAGGAGTTGAAAGCCCTGTCCCTTTGTTAAAACAAAAAGATATGATTAAGACATATAGATATAATGTATTATGCAATAGTGCAAGCCATATTTTGAATGGTCCAAGTGGAAACTCTATGCGATATGACTTTACTCATGGAAATATCGCTGGCAACAAATTTCCAGAGATAACACTTCGAAATAAGTATGCGCAAGACCTTTTGGAGTCTCATGAGTTATTCTCCAAAGGGAAAGTAAGTTTGATTCGTACTACTTTGGAGGAATCTGACATCATAGATGAGCCGGCAAAGAAGACTACAAAAAAGTCTCAGAAAGAGGAGGTAGCTGGCATTCGCACAGCAGAAGAGGTTATCAATTACGTAAATAGCCGTTTTGACAAGGATTGCAGAACCCTTGAAACTGCCAAGAAACATGCAGACAAGGCTGGTCTTGTTTTCCCTGATTACGGCAAGGAGTAACATATATAATAAGGTGAAATGAAGGTAGAAGACATCATAAAGGCAGTTCGTTGGTGCATAGACGAGGAATCCAACAACTTCTCATCAATCACAGATGAGAAGGACGATTTGTATATGGACAATATCATCAAGGCAAAAATCAACGATGCCCTGCATTGGATTGCCGTTACCGCATCATCCTCTGCTGCATTGGTAGATTCCAAGAAGATAGGTACTTCTTCTGCCACCCTCCAAGTGCAGGACTATGATACCCAGAAAAGCATCGGAGTAGTCACGATGGATGCCAATACCGAGGTAATCAATATCTCTCGCATTCGTGGCAATGGTTGGTATAAGGCGGTAGTGCCTATAGAAGATACCGAGGATGAGGCTGTCATGATGTTCGATGAAACGGCATTCGGAACCATCGACCGACCACAGGCGGCTATCATGCGTGAGAATCCTCTGAAAATCCTCTTGCAGCCCAAGCCAACGGAAGCAGTCATTTCCTATGTGGGTGTTCCGAAGAATGTAAGCACGTCCGATTCTGCAGATGTAGCCATCCCGGACCGCTTGAAGAATGCCTTCATCTACTATCTCGCCTTCTTATTGCTTTCAGCCTACGATGATACAAAGGCTACGCAAATGTACACGATAGCCTTGCAGCAGCTAGGCGTTAGTCAAACATCAAAATAATGAAATCATGGAGTATGTATCTACGAATTATAGCGAAGAAGAGCTTGCATGGGTTTCCCCAGAGATAACCTTGCAGCGTGACATCTACTTGATGATTACGCTAAAGCGCCCAGGAAAACTGGTAATCAGACAGGATATGGGCGATGGCAAGAAACCTCGGGTTCCCATTCGTGCCCACAAGAACACCAGCGAGTTCCAGCTTCGCCTTCGGGTGATCCCCGAAACCGTAAAGATTCAGATATTCACTTCATCAGAACCAAAAGAAATCAAATATGCCTACATTTAGACAAGATCCGAAACTCGGTACAATGGTGCCGTTGATGAAGACTGACGATTACAACGATCAGTCTGTCACCGAAAAGAAGTTGAAGGATGGTAATATCACCACCCGAAAGTTGGCAGACGGTTCTGTTAGCAACGAAAAGTTGGCAGACGGTTCTGTTAGCAACGAAAAGTTGGCAGACGGTAGTGTCACGAACGAAAAAATAGCTGTAAGTTCCATCACCAAAGACAAATTGAAAGACAATACCATCGGTGTAGAGAAGTTAGACCCAGAGCTTCGCCAGACTATCAATGCGGCTACTGGTCTTCCTGAGAATTTGGTAGAAACAATACAGAATGTAGATGAAACGCTGAAAGAGCATCAGAGCCAGTTGGATGATAAGCAGTCACAGATTGATGATAAGCAGCAGCAAATCACCGCCAACGATGAAGACATATCATTGTTGCAGACTCGCAGCACCCAGATGGAAGAAACCATCAAGGGTATTGCCGCTACTGGTGGAGCAAGTCAAGCGACTGCTGTGACTTATGATAACGAAAAGTCTGGTTTGACAGCCCTAAATGCTCAGGCTGCCATTGATGAAACAAACACCAAACTCAGCGACTTGTTAGCATTTACAAAAATACCAAACGCCAAAAAGTGCTATAATTTAATAACATTAGATGCTGTAGACTACTATTATGCTAAAGGAAGAAGCACTGTACCTGTTACTTTTGAGTCTTTCTATATCCAAGTATATAAGCGGTATAGTAGTAGTAATGTTCTGAGAATCATACATAAAGACCAAACAGAAAGCTTTAAAACAATTAAAGATTTATCATTAAGTAATATAGATGGTAATAATTACTTGGTTGGGGGATATGTAAAGACAATGCCAGATTGGGCATATATACAGGTTTTAGGTATACATAGTTTAGACAAAGAATTTGTTAATTGGGAAAATGAAAATGAATATTGCGTATTACCTTCTCAACAGATTCGTATAGAAAAGGCAACTGGTGTTCATGAATATGCATCAATAAATATACCAGGAGAAAGAAAAAAAGGACATTTGATTTATGGTCTGAATAGTACTCCTGTAGCAGTAAATGATAATGAAGATTATCGACATTATGTTATTGATGCAGAAAATTATGATTCGGTATTTATTAAAACCTTGTATGCAGGTTCACATCAGATAATCAAGCAATATGGTGCTAATGGTGAAGAAATGTATGAAGAATCTATTTATGACTCTTCACAATATGTCGCACCATTTATTGTAAAAATACATCCTAATGCAAAAACTATCGTTCTTAACCTTATGGCAAGCAAAGACAGTTTTAGGCTTATTGAGAAGGATTATCTAAGCAAATCAGTAGATACCAGAATTGTTCAGGAAAGCGGAAATTCTACAGGGCAAATTATGTCTCAGGCAGCAGTTGCAAAAAGCATGATAGTCCCTAATTCCTATAAATTATTATCTTTGGGAAAAGAGCAAAATGACATATCGAATATTCCAGATTGGTTCATGCGCTCACAAGTATATCCTTGTGTGTTTGATGGAATTTATATACAAGTATATAAACTCAGTATAGGCTCTAAAGTTCTGTATGTAAAGAAAAAAAATGGTACATCGCAGTTATTTGCTTCAGAAGAACTTGGTTTATTAAGAAACGGTTATATTTCTTATGGATACATTAAATTTAAAGAAGATTGGGCTTATATCAAGCCTTTTGGAGTAGATTATGTACAAACTAGCACAGTAGGTTGGGATAAAAATAATGAGTATGTAAAATTACCTCAAATTAATAGAAATATAGAAACGGCTTCAAAAGAAATTCTTGAAGTCGCAGAACCGTATGTTGGTGAAAGTAAAGAGGGGTTTGTTATTTTTGGGCTGGATGATGATGTTATAACACAAAACGGCACATATTATCATTATGAAATTAATTGTACAAATATAGATAAGTTTGTTGTTCAGAAGAAAAATGATTCTACTTTCAATGCTATAATGTTGAAATTCTTTGATATTGATAAGAATGAATTGTTTGAGGATTCCATTTATGATGCATCATGTTTTACAGGTGCAGCCGTAATAAATGTACCAGCTAAAGCAACAACAGCTATATTTAACTATGATACAACAGTAACCCTTCAAGTTGTAAAAGAAAGTTTTGAATATGTATTTGTTAATTCTGTAAATGACTTGACTGCTGAGACAAGTAAAAACAAGAAACTCATTCTTGTTAAGGATATCAATATTACAAAAGAAACAGTTATTGCCGAAGGTGCTACCATCGTTTTTGGAAGCCATCACCTAATCATCACAATAAGCTCCACAAAATCATTATGTTCCCCTGCAACTGACAAAGACAGTTTGTCTAAGATAATCACACTGGACTATGATCGGGATATTAATTCAAGACCAATATATAGAACAGCAGGATCCTATGTAAATATTCTTAGTGGGCTTTTCAAAACTAGGGATAATAAGGTTTTTCTTGCAGATTTTTCATACGATAAGAAGGGGAATGACTATAATCACTTTATTCCTTTATTTGAAAATTTTATAGAATGTGATTTCGTTATTGATAGACCAATGAATAATAAAGGGTATATTTATGAAGGATATGATGGAAATCCATCTTCTATTACAAGACCCGTAACTAATTTATGTGGTTTAAGTGACAAATGTACACTTACATTTACCGAGAATGGTTTTCTAGGGGAAGATGTTGAGGAAAGAGAATCCTATGAAGGCTATCAATATACGGTTTTGCCTATAACTGGAAGTATCATTATTAGAAATGGAAAGTTTGGTAGGATGACCTTGGCAATTTGCAACCCTGCATCATTAGATCAAATGAAAGTTCAATTTGATAATTGTTATTTCAATGCTGCCTGTGTCATTGCAGGACCTTGCTATAATAATGATGGTTCTGGAATATCAGTTGATGTAACAAATTGCAAATTTAGTAAGGAAGTTTCATGTATAGCCTGCTTATCTATTAACAATTCCCGTGTTCTTAATAATACGTTTATTGATTGTGCTAGACCTATAAATGGAACATTTGCTAATTCAGAATTTGCATATAATTATTTTGAAAACAACAAAGAGAATTATCCAATGGTTACCGGAATGATTTTTGGTGGTGCGATGTTTGGTACTCCTAGTGCCTTGGCTACTATGACAGTTGATGCAGCTAGAAACGCGGACTATTTTGGTTGTGAACTATTTAATTGTAATATTCATAACAATGTATTTAGAGATGTAACAGAGGAAGCAATATCTTTTGATTCAAACAAGCTATTCTCCACGAATGAAAATACTTTGTCAAGAAATCAAAGTGATATTTGCCAAAACAGAAATCTTATGGTACTTGATGAAGTAATTTCTGAAGAATATAATGGAGTGTACCCTCATACACGCTATCAGTGTGCAAGGGTTCATTTTGTGTACGAAGATAAGTTTATTGAACAGTATGACAAGCATTTCTCTTTTATTCCATTGGGTAAGAACTATTTTGGAAAGCATACTTTTATTAAAAAGATAAGTGTAGATTCGGAAGATGAAGGTAAATTCTTGATATATTCTGAAGATGATCAATTCTTTCAGGGTTTTAAAGCAGGAGAATTATTTGCTGTATGCAGATGTCATGTTAATAATTGGATTCATGATAATATATTCTATTCTCCAGAAAGTGCTTCTGTTTGCATTTACAATTTTGGTATTGATGATATTATAGAGAATAATGAGATATATTGCTCTTCTTCTTTACAACAAATATGGGCGCAAGCTTACTTTAATGCCAGATATAACAAGGATGGCGAATTAATTCAAGTAGTTAAAAGAATTTTGGTTCAACCTATTATAGGTCAAGTTATTAGGAATAATGTATATCATACCAAAGGTGTTATTAGACTGACTAGCCTTGGAACATCAGTTGCTAGCACAAAGCCAATCTCTGAGGATTATCCTATTTATCAGGATGATGGAGCCGATAAAGATTATGATATAACAGATAGTCCTATGGTAAATTGTGTAATTGAAGGTAATCACAATGTAGAGATTATTGATGAAATTGCTAAAGGTACATATATTAGTAATAATATAAATTGCTTAATTAGAACATCAAAACCTGCAATTAATACACATATTTCAGGAAATGTAAGTTATTCATTATATTTAATGGGAAACGAACAATATGTTTATTTGATAGATGCAACCCAGTTAAAGCAATGGAGCCAGTCTGAGAGTAATACACCAACCTTCAAAAAAGGTTCTACCAAAATGAATGAAGGAAAAATTCTGTACTTTAATGGTACTGAATGGGTATAAAATTATAGTTAGAACTCTCAGTCGTAGACTTCATAACAAATTAAGGTGGCATGAAACGAGTGAGGTTCATACCACCTTAATTTTATTGATTGTTTCCCATAGGCGTATATACAATCTTTGCTTGAAGTGGTCGTATTGCCGCCTTGCATTTTCTGCAAATTTTTACTCCATTCTTGAACTCGTAACCAGAATTATGGATTTCTCCACACCTATTACAGCTAAATCGTTCAGAGAAATAGCTGCCTCTCATTCCTGCCAAGTCAGGTGCAACGCAATTATCGAAGGTTCGAACTTTATTATTTTTTCTTCTTTCCCATCGTTTTGCTATATTCTTGTTGTTTTTTCTCATATTTTTTCTTCAATAGTTATATCGAGCAAGACAAATTGCTCACCCTAGCTATTACTATAAACACGCTCTGAACCTACAGACATTTTGATAATATCATCTGTGCTATATTCTTTCATTAAAGAAAGTGCAGTTTCCTGTATTTCTTTTTTAGAACTTGGGTCCTGGATGATTTTTAGGCATCTTTTTATGGATGGTATAGCATTCAATTCAAATCTGGTATGCGCCTTTAATTCATGTGACACTCTGTCAACCAACCAAATCTCAATCTTTTTAGAGTCTGATTTTAACCACTCGTCTGATTGAGCATTCTCTTTTATGTTGAAGTAATACGTAAACTTAAATGTATCTATAAATTTAAAGGCAATGAAAGCAACGCCGTACTGTTTATAATAATAAGCATCTAAATAGCCGTATGCTATTGACCCTGCTACATCATCAGATATATCCTTTTTGTAGAGTACAATTGCAAGACATTCTTTTGAAAAGCATGTAACAATACTATCTTCGTAATATTCCTTTGCAGTTTTGTATTTCTTAGAATATTTCCCTCCAGTTTTTACTCGTATCGTATTGTCTGTTTTATCATATTTCAGCAACTTTTCGGCATATTCTCTCCTAAAAGAATTAACACTTCCATTCGAAACTTTGTATGAATAAAATTTTTCCCAGTCATTTACATCATCAATCTCCTGTATTACAGATGCGTAATACTCTTTTGTATATCAATTTTTATTATTATCTTTGCATAAAATTACAACATCAGGGTGTGGAATAAGACCGACTACTCATTAGTCCCACAGATCGTAAACTATGTTCCGTCCCCACACCCTTACATCAGAATCTGGATAGTTCAAAGGGCATAGACCCCGTATTTGCAATGATAGCTCATGATGTATAGATGTTTGTTTAAATATAAATATTACGACTATGACTTACGTAGGAATTGATGTCAGCAAGGCAACTTTCGTTGTCGCTTACTCATCTGCCAAAGGCAGTGAAACCAAAACTTTCAAGAATACCGTCAAAGGTATTCGAGAGTTTATCCAGACCATATCTCCAAAAGAGAACCATTGTGTATTGGAAGCAACAGGCAACTACAGTATGTTACTTGTTTATTTGCTCTCCAAGGCAGGTTTTGTTGTCAGTATGGAGAATCCTCTGAAGATAAAGAACTTTGCACGTGTCATGCTCTCAGTTGTCAAGACTGATGAGATTGATGCTCGCCTCATAGCCTTATATGGTGAGAGAATGCAGCCTGCTCCATTCAAACTTCGCAATGACTCCATCTTGTTGCTTAAGCAGAAACGCACTGTATTGCGTCAACTAAAGAAGCAACTTACAGCCAACACAAACCTAGAAGGTTCGCTTAAAGTCCTGCCATTCATTGATTCTAAAAGCAAGAAGGTTCTTGAAAAGACCATCAAGTTTCTACAGAAACAAATCAAAGAAATGGAGGAAGAGTTAACCTCCTTGGCTGAGATTGAGTACAAGAAACAGATGGATTTGCTCACATCCATTAAGGGAATTGGAGCGACACTTGCAGCAGCACTCATAATTGCCACAGGTGGATTCACCTACTTTGATAACGCCAAGCAACTTACTCGATACTTGGGATTGTCGCCTACTTACCAACAGTCTGGTACGTCAGTCAATGTCAAAGGTCACATCAATCGCAATGGAGATGCTCACTTGCGAAGCCAGCTTTATATAGGAGCCATGGCATCATTACGGTGCAACACCGAATGCAAGGCATGCTTTGAACGATTGCGATCTAACGGCAAGCCTGGGAAAGTTGCAATCATTGCCGTTGCAAACAAACTCATTAGGCAAGCCTTCGCTGTGGTAACACAAGAGAAGCCCTATGTTGATGGGTATAAGTCTGTAAAGCCATAAACCATCTCTCCTGCTGAGGGAACGCCTTGGCGGCTAGGGGCTGAGCAGTCAGCCCCGACGAGCCTCTATGTACCTACGAAAAAGCATATTTATGCTAAATTTCGTTAACTGTATTCGTTTTTTTTATTATAGTTCATAGTTTGTTGACAACATGGTCCATATGTTTCGATATAATGAGTCAGCATATTAAATGATAACTCGTACTGATACGCTTTTTTCAGATCTAAAGACAATCTGTTTGCATCATACAATATTATCTTTCTAATTCCTCTATAGCGCAAATACGAACAGTACATATGAAATTCATATTTATCTTCGATTTCAGATTCTATCTTGTTTCTGTAATCTGATGTTTCCTTATTAAATCGAAGATGGTCTTTTTCGAATAGTTTTATTTGGTTGAACTTTTCTCTGTAAAAGTATAAACGCTGCAATGGAATTTGCAGAAGATTAGAATCATACTCTTCGGTGGAGCAGGAACAATTAAACCCTGCTTCAAATCTAGCCTGAAACAGTTCATTTCTGTTAGGCATAGGCTCAAAGGGCTTGCCTTTAGATAAAAACTTAAATAATTTCATAATAAATAATGTGATTTTTCCTGCAAAAGTAGCAAAAATATCAATAGGTCGTATCGCTAATCATCGACTTTCTTCCCAGTTTAGAAAGATGCTAAATTAATGAGCATCATTTTACTCATCGTAAATCCTTGATAAACAACCCGCTAACCCACGAAAACTTTATTTTGAGCATAGTTAGGCAGAATGCTAGCTTCTTTGTAACTTTGCACCAAGTTCAATAGTGAACGAAACGATTAATCTATCATTTATTATGTCAGAATCGAAAACTTACGTATTCGGGGAGAACGGAACCAGTCAAGGCGGTGGTTTCAATAGCATTCTCGCTATGCTCCCAGCACTCATGCAGAAGCAGGGTGTAGATCCAAGTTTGATTGCTCTCTGTAACGGCAAGGGCAATGGTGGCGGATGGGGCAATGATTTGTTTGCCATCCTGCTTCTCTTCATTATCATGGGTAGAGGTAACTTCTTCGGCGGTGCCAACGGTGGCGGCTTCATGCCTAACGGACAGGGCGGTGTTGCTCCTATGATTAACAACGATGCCAATACGGCAGTTATCATGCAGGCAGTTCAGCGCAATGGCTACGATGTTCAGTCGCTTGCTACTGCTCTCAACACCACTACCGGTAACGTTATCGCTGCCATCAACGGTGTAAGCAAGGAGATTTGCGGTGTCGGAAACCAGATCGGTATGACTTCTAATCAGGTATTGACCGCCATCATGCAGGGTAACAACGCTATCGCTACCCAGTTGGCAGAATGCTGCTGCAAGACCAACAACAACATTACCGCCATGGACGGCAATATCAAATTGGCAATGTGTCAGCAGACTGGATCCTTGCAGAATGCCATCAACAACGTTGCAGTAGGTCAGGAGCGTGGCTTCTCCAACGTGGCTTACGAGACTCAGCGACAGACTTGCGACTTGCACAACGCTATCAAGGATGCAACAGCAGAATTGAAGGCAGGTCAAACCGCTGCTGAGTTTAGGGATATGCAGGACAAGATCGACCATCTCCGAGAAGAGAATGGAACCTATAAGAGTTCTGCTATGATGAGCCAGATAGTCGGTCAGTCACTCGCACCTGTAAATGCAGCTTTGGCTGGTTTACAGAGTGAAGTCAACGCAATCAAATGTGCTCAGCCGAACACGGTGACTGTGCCGTACCAGCCATTCCAGGCGGTTCCTAACTGCGTGGCTTATCAGGCAGGTCTGTACGGAATGAATGCTGTTAACAATGCAGGATTCTGGGGTTAAAGAAAGGAGGCTGCTATGTTATGGTTAAGACCTTATACATGGGTGAATCGTAACGGTTCGGCGGCTATCGCTTCTACAGGCGTGAAGGTGAATACTGCCGTGGTGTTCACCTTTAAAAACCACGCCTTCGTGAATGCCAACTACAGGGGAACTATCTTTGTGAACCTAAAACAGGCTATTCCGACTGGAACGACTGGTACGCTGCCTATCCTTTTCGAGACCAACGGAGCAACCCAAGCCGTAACCAAATTCAATGGTGATGCGTTGACGGTTGCAGACGTGCCGGGAACTGGAGTGATTCAGCTCTGGTTTGAGAGAGACACTAACACCCTTCAGCTGATGACGGGTATTGTTTAACAAACGAATAATAGGAGATTACATTATGTTTCAAGGACTACGAACAAATTCTTTATTCTATGTGCTCGACAAGGGCGAGAACCCGAGCTTGCGGATCGGTCAGGTTGTTTCGGTGAGCAACCCTCAGACGAGATACCCATCCTTCAACAATGGCTTCACCCCTCAGCCTATGGAGACTGTGGTTGATGTGAAGGTGAAGATCAATGATGAGGAGGTGGATTTCAAGCAGCTACCTGCTAACGGACAGATAGCCAACGACAAGAACCTTGTGGTAAGCGACAGCAAGGATGCCATGAGTTCCGAAGTTGATGCAATGCTGAGACAATCCAAGGCGATACTGGAGAGCGTAGATTACCATGAGAGAGTCGTTAAATCTTGTGAGGGAATGCTACTGCGACTCAACCCCCAGATTGCCAAGGAGAAGGAACAGACTGAGAAAATCAACAAGCTGGAAGGCAAGGTTTCCGGCATCGAGGGCAAGGTTGATAAGATGATGGGATGGCTCGAAAAAGCTTTAAACAAGTAATCTCCTAACTATTCACTTTAAAATCTTATGATTATGATAATGGTTGAGATTACAGAAGACAAGTTTGATGGCTTGTATGAGAACGTGGAGAAGGGCTTGCGCTATCTTGATAAGGCAATGAACTGCCTGGGCGAAATGAAGCGTGAAGGCAGACGTGACCGATACGGCGAGCGCAACCGCATGCCCGATTACAGAGGTCGTGGAGGCAGAAGTGGTATGCGAGAGCATGAGGAGTACGACGATATGCGCCAACGTGAAGACCGTGGACGTGATTACAGAAGTGATTACGGAGAAGATTACTAACTAGTTTGGGGTGTGCTCAAAAGTGGGCATACCCCTTTCTTAAATTGATTTAGATTATGGCAAGAAAATACAGACAATCATTAAATGCCTACGATTATCAGCCAGAGGAAATGAAGGCTTATCTTCGCTACAATGGCTGGCACTTCAACAAGAAGATGTGCGAGTGGGCAATCAAGCAGATGCGGAAGAACGGAAAACCAATCCGCATCATGAGTAAGGATGATATTGAGGAAATCCTGAAGAAGAACAATATCGTACTGGAGAACAATGTGGGCTACGATGCTGTTTACATCGCACACATGTGCCTGGCAGATTTCTACAGTTCATCCATCACAGAGGAGAAGCAGATGGCACAGTTCATCAAAGACTACGTGGATGATGAGGATCAGCAGGATGGTTTCATCTTCAACCGCTTCTATGCAGATACATCATTCAATGGCATAGGCATTCCTTGGGAAGACATTTTGTAAAATATGACAGAGCAGGAGATTTACATAGATAGATACGACTGGACCGTACACGTAATGTACGATGTTCACTCAAAGGATGCCATGAAGGTAAGAAGGCATCTTCGGGATTTGGGATGCAGCGGCATTCCTCTCGAAGATGCCTGTAATCTCGTGCTCGAAGGTGAACCCAACAAAGGAATCACCTATTCCAACATAGATACCAGAAAAACGATAGTAGTAATAGGCTGGACCACCTCAAAAGGGGAGTACACGAATAGCCTCACCCACGAAATGCTCCACGTAGTTCAGCACATATCCGAGCAGTTCCTGATAAATATGCACACCGAAGAACCCTGCTATCTCTTAGGCTCCCTCTGCCAAGCCGCCGCCAGCAAGAAAAGCCCCCTCTAGCCCCCGTTCCTCAGCATTCCATGCTGAGTAAAAAAGGAGTGAGCCAAGCGCCCACTCCCCATTTATTTATTCCAATCTATCCAGCTCATCCACCGCATCCATCATGATCCTATCAATATTCTGATTGGCGAAGTTGATGCTCTCGGTATCGCTAGCCTTATCTCTGAGTTTCTTCCATCGCTTCATCTGTTTCTCTGCCAGTTCGATTACTCTCACCTTGGCAGCCTCCTTGGAGTTCTGGAATTGATAATACTCACCGATATTGGTGATTCTCTTATCCAGCGGAACGTTCTTCGATTTCAATCTATCCACGTTCGCCATGGTCTTTTCCATTTCGTCCTTGTAGTTATACCACTTGCTCTTCGTTCGCTGCAAGCTGCTCTGCTCGTTCGGCGTGTAAAGAAGAGAGCGGAGGAAAGGAATATCCTTGGTTTCCGTGTCGCTTCCGTGCTTGATAACACCGATAAGTCGCTCTGTAAAGGTAGCAGCACCGCCACCGATACCACCGATATAATGATTCAGCATACTAGGGTTCGTTACCATATCCAGGAAACTATTGCCCAGCATATCCTCATTCCCCTTGGCTACATCGTTGGTCTGGGCATTCACCCATTTGTTCACAGCCATATATCCGTCAGGCGTACCCTTATAGGCTCTCTGCCAAGCAGGGGAATTTTCATTCCAGTCACCACGTCTTTCAATCGGCGCACCCTTCCAGTCGGTATTCAACTCCCATTCCACGAAAGGAGACAGGGCAGAAGGAGAGATAGCCTTGATCGTCTCGTTCAGTGGCTCCTTGCCAGCCGAAGAGCTGCCGAGATAGTCCATCACCGGCACAAGCTGCGACATACAACCTACGGCATCCAAGGCAGGATTCTTCTGTCCGCTCACATTAGGCGAGAAAGTCAATCCAGCCGCCAAGTCTCCCAAGCCATAGAAGGCTCTCAACTCGATGGCAAGCGGAATCGTTACGAACTCGCCCTTACCCTTATAGATGCAGAGGTTGTTTCTTCTCACGTAGTCAGGCAGCTCTCCGTATGGATCCTTCACTCCCTTCCTGTCCTTCTCGTCCTCGCTCGAAATCAGCACATTGTTACCAAGTGCAGCCAGTGCGCCGAGAGCAAAAGGAATGGCAAGCATATTGATAGAAGTACCCACAGGATGATTCTTCAGATTCTTCGCCAACAGATTGGTACTCTGAATACCGGCATTAAAGAACATAGAACAGTGTCTGAGATAGCTAGCCGTGAATCCGTAAGCCCATCTTGCAGCCGCCTTGCCGCCAGTCATTTCTCCGTTCTTGAAACTCTTGATGGCATCACCGCTACCATGGCGGTTGAAGTTGGTAGATACCTCCTTCGCATCATAGACCGAACGGATGATAGAACGGTTACTGTCTCGACTCGCACAATAGGTAGCGAATCGGGCGATATTCTCAGCCACCTCATTGATGTTCGCCAGATTTCCGAAGAAGAAGTCACGAAGGGCAGCACCGCCCTTGTCAATCTTGCTTCTTTCGCTCTTCACATCTTTTTTATACTCCTTGGTCCAGTCCTGCATATTCTTGATCTGAACCCAACCGGTTTCACCGCCGTTCTCCATAAACTCCTTGAAATATCGCTGAACCTTGTCGCTCATATCGAGCGTGCCGTTGCGATACTTGGCAAACAAGCCCAAGCCTGTAGTTCCGCTCAAATCCTTGAAGCTGATAGTGGAAGCACCCTTATAGAAGCCCAGCTGAGCATAGTACTTCGCCCAGAGCGCACCATATCTAGCACCTTCCTTGGAAGTTACGTTGCTCGATGCAAACTCCGCATCACGCATGATATTTCGCATCACGAACTCAGGGTTATAAGATGTACACAACTGCGCCATCATTCTGGAAATAGAACTCAGCGGTTTCATGATACCCTTGGCACCCGAGTTCTCTAGCAATCCATTCAGCGCCTGCGCTGCTCTAGGATTTCCGTTGATAACAAATGAATGGGTCTTGCCGGCAATCTTTACGTCCACGATGTGCTGAGATTTGTTCTCCGCTCTTTGGAACTTATAGCCAATTCTTCCTCTTCGGTACACCTTTGTCGCCAACCCCTTTGATTCCAAATCCTTCATTTCCATATTGAAGTCTGCTACTATCTGATTTATTTCGTCAGCCGTAGCATCCTCGGGAATGTCTGGGTAACGCTCCACGGTGGTGTGGGTGATAGGATCATCGGCGTACCAAACCCTAGTCTCCGTCACAAGATTATTGTTCGAGTTGTTTCTTATGAATCTTGCAAATGCCTGACGGATAGCATTCATACCACCGTTCTTGATGGCTCTGTTGCCCATCGCTCCAATCTGCGCCAACACATTTGTCTCACTAAGATACTTGTGTCCTCTCGCTCTCATGATCGTGCTTCCGATATAGCTCTTAGGGTCGCCCTGCTCGGTAATGTAGCCGTACGTATCTTCTGCAGTAGCCTCATCATACTTTCTCAAAGGTACATACCAGTTGAACATATCAGATACATGACCATAAAGCTCTCTGCTGATAAGACCATTCTTATAGTCACTGTCAATAGAATACTGGGTAGCAGCTTTCACTTTATTCCAATAGTCCTTAACAGACCCCTTCTTGATACTCTCCATCTTTGCTTCTGAATCCATTACGCTAGCTATAGCCTCAGCATCATCGTAAGGATCAGAAGACTTAGCTATCTCCTGTATAGCGTGCATACCCGAATAGTCGTGCTCGCCTGCATCAAACTTATTGTCACTATCCACGTAGGTACGGATGAAATCGTCCATGCGCTCATAATAAGTCTTCAAGTCGATGTCTCCACGCTCCAATTTATCGTCAAGGGTAGCTTTCTCGTTGTTCCAATCGAACTCAACAGTATCAGCTAGCTTCTTAGTCTTCTCGTTCATGTGCATATACTTCAAGGCATCACGCACATAGAAGATGCGGTTTCGCTCCAAACCGTGCTTGGTAATCATGTAGAGATTGAAGTTTCTGATCTTCTCATCGTCCTTCTTGCCATCGAAAACATCCAGTACGTCAGCCATCGCCTTATCCAGAGGCTTCATCACGTTGCGCTCAAACATCTGAGCCGCATCACTCATCGCACCCTGCATGGTGTTCTGCAGTATATAAGGATTCTCCGAAGAGGCAATATCCTCAATCTTCTTGTCTGGCACAATCGCATTCATCAGCTTCTTCAACGAAAGCATATTATCCATATAGCTTTCGGTGAACATATATCCGTGCTCATCCAGCGAACGGTGGTATCTATCGAGCGCCGTGCCGGCAGATGGGGTAGTGCGGAAGTGAATCTGTCCGTCTGTAGCCTCATCCCACTCGCTCTTGGTAAGACTTTCCATACTGCGAACCTTGCCATCGTTGCCGTAGAACATACCATCGTGAGCCACAACAGCAGGCACACGCTCATGGTCGAGACGGTATTTCACCGCCTCGGCTCTCATTTTCCAATAAGGGTCATTCTGATTCTTCTGCAAGTTCTTGCTCAACCAGAGCAGATACTTCACATCTTTAGTATTAGGAGCAATACGATAACCGATTTCATGAAGGAAATCAGATACCTTATTCTTGATACCATTCCAGAAGCCCGGTTCACCCTTGCCATCCTCGGCGAGTCGGGCGATACCTTCCTCAATGGCATCGTAGATATTCAGAGGATTGTACTTTCTCTCCTCATCCACCAGCTTCTTCAAAGCCGCATTCTCAGGCTTATCCAAGTCATACCACACATCACGAAGGAACTTGTCGAATCGTTCATCACCAAACAACTCCCTCATTCCCTTGTGGCCAACCACCTCATGCCAGATAGTCTTCTCGGCAGTATATCGGTCATGAATATTAGGCATATAAAGATGGACTTCGCCAGTCTTCTCGTCATACCAGCCAGTAATCTTTCTGCCTTCTTCAATGGCATCCTTAGCCGCCTTGTTGGTGATTTCATCAACCGATGAAACCATCTTCACCTTGCCGCCAGTCTTCTTGGCTATTCTTTCGATGTAGTTGTTGACTGCTGAGGATGGGCTATCAGATAGTTCTTCACCCATACGTTCATCACTTGGTCTTCCGTTGCGTGACCGAAGCGAAGATACCTCGCCAAATCGTACTGAGCCTCCACGTCCTTCTTGATTAGAAGTAGAGTCCCAATAATGCCCGTTTCGTCCATTCCAACCTGCTTCAAGAGCTGAATCAATATCTCTTGGATTTCTGATAGTTTCTTTGTTGATTCCATCTTTAATATAATTAATTAATTCTTCATTCCCATCAATAGGGATTTTCTGATAAACGTTATAATCGTTGTATTTATTGTATTTGAATACATAAAAATTATCAGCAGTGTACTCATAATTAACTTTTCCACGCTTATAATTCTTATGTGATGAGTCAATGGTGTGAGCCAATACCGCATATTCATCCTTTGGCAATTCTATCTCCTGAGGATCTTCCTCACGGAAGTGAACGCCATTGTCAGATGAAAGCTGCTTTGGTTTACCCATATTCTCCATGAAGTTCTTTATAGCATCATCAATGGTAGAATAAGGAATACCATTTTTGTCAAACTTGACGTATTTCTTTAACTGACCGCCATCCATTCCGATGTCGTAGTTCGTTCTAGTCATAATCTGACCATCAGGATAGTATGTCTGTGCCACATAGTCATGGTTGTTACCATCAGCTCTAATAACATAACCTCCCTCATAATCTATGCGAGACATTTTTACACCAGCATCAGTTACGCCCAATACTCTGCTTCCAAGTTCTTTTCCTAACTGAGCTTCGACGTGAGGTTGACCGAATAAATCTGTAGTTGTTGGCAGTTGACCAGGGTGTTCACGCATCCATACCACTGGGTCAACAGGTTCTACATCAAGTAGTGGTTTCTTCTCTAATCCTCGATTGTTTGATCCCGTAGCAACAAAAGATGTTTCATTAGGCGCATCGGACATGTCCTCAGAAGTCTTGCGCTCTTCCTGTACCTTTACACCCATCTTAGACAGGCGGTCCAGTACTGGCTTCAACTGCTCAGGCTTAAACTCAGCAAGCATATTGTTACCTCTTGTCTCGAAGTTATTGCCATTAACCAGTTTTAGCAAGTCATTATCCAAGAAGTACTTGCCGCCCTTTGCCTTGCTCTTCGGTACACGAAGTTCGTAGAAGTTGCCACGATTGTTGTCTATGCGCTTCACCTTTACTTCACCATCCGATGAAGTAACCTCGTCAATACCACCATGCCAAGAAGAAAGTTCAAACTTATCAGCCACGCTGTTGATAGGCGCATCCGTAGTCAAGCCCTTAGGGTCGAATCTATCTGGCATCAAGATACCAGTCTTCACCTCGCCAGTATCAGTTGTATATTTCACCAACTGACCGCCCAAGCCCTGATCCTTGCTGTCAACCAGCGCCTGCATCAGATTACCGGTCACGATATAGCCATCCTTGCGGCTCTCGTTGCTGGTCAGTCTGTCCCAATTATTAAGGTCTTGGTTCAATACCTTGATATGGTTATCACCCATACCGGAAGCCTGTTTGGTCATACGGTCTATAGAACCGATAACATCTACCTTGCCTTCACCTGAGCCAACCTTGCCAGCGATAGGGAATGTAATCTTTCGTCTTCCATCCAAGGTAGCGAAAGATACGGTAGAGGCATTAGGCGAGAAGTTATCCGTAATCTTGATGTCGATGAGCCTTCCGTAACTATTGCCGAATCCGCTCAACTCGTTAGGATTGTTCATATCTGCAGGCAGAACGAAAGCGCTGTTAGTATCGAAGGTATCAAGCACTCGGTCAAACATTTCAGCCTTAGCTTTCAGGTTCTTCACCACATCGTTCAGCTTATCTTTCTCCTGCTTGTAGATGTTATCATACTGATAGCCAGCCATCTTCTCAATCTGCTCATCGCTCATACCCGAATCCTTCTGACCCTTCTTAGCATCCTTGATATACTTCTCCTTAGCCTTGGTAGCAACCTTCACCGCACGCTCCTCATACCTCTGAGTCTCGTCCGCAATCTTCTGGTCGAAGTACTCCTTCACGGCAGTCTTCTTCTTGGTCTTGTACTCCTCCCAAGTCTTGCCGCCAGTCAAGCCTTCCTGCGAAGCCTTCACCTCAGCTGCCTTCATAGGTTTCTTCAGGATAGCCATGTTCACCTTTTCTATATAGGTGTTGTCGGCAAAGGCATTATCGCCGCCTGGCTCTGCGCCCTGCTTCCAAACTTCCTTGCGGATAGTCTTAGCCTTCAATGGCAGCTCGGTAATCTCTAGGTCGTTCTCGCCCATTTCGTTGAGGCGTTGAATCTCGTTGGCGTAAAGCTCACCAATCTCCTGCAACATCTTCTCCTGCTCGCTTACTCTCAGCAAAGCCATACGTCCCAGCAGCTTGCTTGCATCGGCACCAGCCTCGCCATCACCGACACCACCGCCCTCGGCTACAAGTCTCTGTGGGTCGATGCGTGACAAATCTTCTCCAAGGCTCTTTTCCCATCCGAATGGGTCTGCCATGCGTGAATAAAGGTCAAGATGCTCAGCCATGTATTCCTTAACCACCTTATCACCATATTTATTGGTAATATCGGCAACTTCCATTTCGTTGAACTTACTCTTCTGAGAAGAAGTTGTGTTGGCATCAAGAGACTTCAACTTAGCCTTAAACATCATCAGCAGTCGCTGCTCGGCTGGGATAAGGGAAACAACATACTCGTATGCGCCTCTAGCCACCTGACCGGTTCGGTCGATACGTCCACGCATCTGAACCTCATCGTTTACGTCAAGCTGCTGTTGCGCCACGATCATCACACGCTTCTTCTGGTCCTTATACTTGCTCGAAGCATGAAGGGAAATACCGGTTGCTGCACTCTTGTTGAGAATAAGCGCATCAATCTTTCCGTCATTAAAGTCGCGCGCGAGTTTCTTCTTGTCGGTATCGGCACGCTTCACCTTGGTAACAGTTCCGTTGTCGTTATAAACAAACTCGGTCTGTCTACCGGTCAGCTCGCCAACCTTATAGCCTGCCTTCTGCAGTTCGTTCTTGATAACATCAATAGGAGAGAGTGAAAGACCTGTACTTGTCTGTTCAATCTTCTTTTCCAGTTCGTGATAAGCTTCAACTGCCTCATCACCCAAATCAGAAAGTTTGATGTAGCCGCTTTCGCTGTTATCCTTTGCGTCCTTCTGAGTATAGCGAAGTGTACCCTCCAGACCCTTCTTCAAAGATGTTCCCAAGTCTGGTGCATCCATTTCCTCGCCAAGTGCAAAGTTTCCTGTCTGCGATTCGTTGGTGTTGTTCAACGCAATCACAGGCTTCATGCCCTGCTTCAAATAGTCGATGGCACGTTCTGCAGCAGACTTAGCTTTCAGGGAGAGAAGTACCTGCTGAACGGTATTGAATGCCTTACTTGCGAATGGCTGATTCTTGATTCCCAGGGCAGCCGTACCCTTCTTGATTCCCATAGTAGACTGAATGGCAGCCAGCTCGTCATTACGCTCATCAACGTAACTTGAAACATATTTCTTTTGGAAATTGATAATATCATTAAACAATCCGATGATACTATCATACTGCTCTCGCTGCTCCTGCACTCGCTCAGGATCATCAATAGCCTTCCAGTCGATGGTTACGCCAGTCATATCTCGCTCACGGCGAATCATCTGACCGCATTGTGTCAAGGTCTGGCTCATAATCTCCTGCAAGGTAGCACCACCACGCTTTACCGCATCAATCAAGTCGGATGATTTCATACCGCCCTCGTTCATGGCAGTACGCAAAGCGTAGATAGGCATGTTGTCTGGTCTCTTGGCAAATGTAGCCGAGAAGAAGGTAACGTTCTTTGCCTTCTGAATAATGTGTTGGAAATAGTTACCCTGACCACTATTGCCACCAGCTGTGTGGCTTTCATCAAGGATAAGGTAAGCGTTGTCCATCAGTTTCTCGATGGCATCACGTCTTTTCTGTCCGCTCAGGGCAGCAGCACCGAAAGATTTACCCTTCGCAAGCTTTCTCTCCTTGCGGTTGCCGTTCTCGTCAAACTCGTAGACTCCGTTGCTTACTTGGCTATAGGTAGTCAGTACGTAGTCGTATTCGTCAGGCAGTTTGCCGTTCTTTTCGATGTAATCAAGCACTCGCTTCACCTCGCTCTTCGATGGCAAGGCGAATACTACATTTCCGTCTGAGTCGGTAATGGCAGCTTCCTTGGCACTACCGAATACAAATGGTCTCAGTTCTGGGCTGCCAATATCTACCAAGTCACGGTAAACATCGCTCAGCAATCCTGCTGTCTTGGTGAAATATACAGGAACCTGACCCTGCTTCTTGGCGTATCTGATAAGCGAAGCAGCCTGTCTTCCCTTACCAATACCGGTCATATCGCCGATGATGAAGGCGTTGCCTTTCTTTGCCTGCTGCAAGGCAAGAGCTACAGAGTCAACTTGCTCTGCAGCAAGATGAGAATACAAATCGTCCTTATCATTATAGCCCAGTTCGTCAACAAGGAACTGGTCGGCATCACCCAACTTTTCAAGGTTCTTGTTTACCGCTTCCTGCTGGTCGGCAGGCATCACAGCTTTCAGAGTGAATGGGTTTTCACTCTTTGGGGCGTATGTAACTTTCTCGGTACTTAATCCACGTACGGATTTGTCCACCCGCTGTAATTGTCCCCGTGGTCCGCTTCCGCTCCCGGTGTTGGCAGATTCATCAGTACTTGGCTGAGCGTCATTCCGTCCAGCTCCTCCTGATCCATTTCCTCGCTGCTCATTGGTTCCAGTGGTTGGTTCTTTGTTTGGAGAAGGCTCTGTCCCTGTTCCGTCTGTTCTACTATCTCCATTAGGAAGTTCTCCATCTTGTCTTGGCTCGGTTCCTCGTTGATTTTCCAAGTCATCATGGGTTCCTGATACGGAAGTGGAGTCAAATAGGTCAGGCTCTCGCTTATCATCTGGTTTGCTTCCTCCTCGTTCTCCTGCTCGTACTCTCTCTTTAGGAGCACTAGTAGAGCCTTGTTTATCAGGTTCTGGTTGAGCACTTCTTGTTTCTCCTCCGATGGAAGGATCCATCCGTTCACCTCGTAGTATATCATCTTCAATTCGTTTATAAAGTTCGTCATAATCTTTCACGGTCTCAGCTCTAGCCTTATCCTTTACTGGTGGAAAGGCATTCTCGTTCAAGCGTCTTCCGTTTATTAATATAATACGTGTAGGGTAGCTGGTTCCCTGCTTTGCATACAGACTGCCATCCACATTAATCACGTCCTCCACATTATAGTGGCTATAGAGATAACCAAGGAAAGCCTTATCCTTCGGGTTCAGACTTCCGTTTTTGGCGTATTCCGTCTTGCCGCCGATGATAATGGCAGCACGGCCATCGTCCTTCATGCTCTCCAAGGCATTGATAGCCATCTGTCCTTCCAAAGAAGAAATCTTGTAGCCGTCATACTCCTTAGGGGTGGCACTACCGAATGGCGGATTGGTAATCACAATATCAACCGGCTTCACCTTGAAAGGCTGTGTTCCGTCCTGACTGGCCACATTCTTGAAGCCCTGTCTTCTCAGGTTCGCCAAACGCTGTGCATCAATATCGTTCACATGTACCTTATCCATTGGCAGACCGATAGTAAGCATACCGTTTCCGGCACTAGGCTCCAGAGCACTATCAATTACCTTACCATTACCCTTCACATACATATCCGCAAGGAAAGCGTAAGGGGCAGGGGTAGAATACTGCTGCTTCATTACTCGCTCGGAATCACGCTGGTTGAGGCTAGGCTGATTCTCATAGAGTGTCTTGATGCGCTTGAACTTCTCGGCATTATTGGTTGATTCCGTAGAAGCGATACCTCTTGCTCGCTTAACAATAGCTGTTTCTGCAAGCTCCTGAAGGTCTGTGTCCTTGATGTCCTTCAAGCCAACTCTCTCAGCTATCTTTCTCAGCTCAACAATACCGTTAAACTTATGTTTGAAAGCCAACTGAAGGTTCACGGAATCAATAAATTTCTTCTCTGCCATCTTTCTCTGCTCGGCACTCTTGGAGTCGCCCACCAGATTCTCCTGATGCTTAGGCGAAGTCTTCTCGTAGTAGTCCGCCCACTCCTTCAAGCTCATGCGCTGTTCGCCATCACGATAGCGGATATTCATCATCTGTTCATAGATTGCATCCACGTCTTCCTTCTTGAAGAGTTTGGCAGCAGGAGCAAACTCCTTGCGCATTTCCTTCACCACGTCTTCAAGATTGTGCATACCTCTCTTGATTCTCAGATAAGCATTCTCCGCCATAGCGCCAACAAGCTTAGGCAACAACTCCAACTGTTTAGAGTTAAGACCAACGAATGAAGCAGACAATTCGTCCTTGCCGGCATTCTTGAGCATATCCCAAAGGTCATTAACCTTCTTGTTGGAAGCTTCTACTGCTGCATCGTCAGCAGTCTGCTGAGGCTTCTTTTCAGTCTCTACCTTGGCATTCTTCTCCTTCTCGAATCCTTCTGCTGCATTCCTGATTCCTTCCATAGGGTCAGCAGATGGTTCTGCTTTAGGAGTCTCAACCTTAGGTTCAGCCTTCTGCCCTCTGGTCTTGGCAAAGATGCTTTCGTAGATGGCACGGTGCAAATCGTCTGTCACGTCTCCGTTCAGATAGTCCAGAGCCATATCCCTCACCACATCATCCACGTCAGCCTTCATGATCTCCTCCTCAGTCAGAGGATGCTCCTTCTTAAACTCCTTGGCAGCCGCCGCAATCGGGTCAAAAGTAGGGTCTGGATTCTCTTCCTTTGGAAGGAGTGGGAGAGGGCCTTCTTCTTTCTTGCTGTCAATATACTCAGCAACTTCTTTCAAGTCACCAAACTTCTTGCCATCAAACTCATAGTAAGAACCGGTGTATTCGCCCTTTTCGTTAGGCTCATCTACCTTCATCACTTCCTTGTCTCCATCAATCACAATCTTTTGCTTCATGATAGGACCATTCTTTGATGGAGTCTCGGTTTCCTCTTCCGTCACCTTAATACGACTTTCGAGTTCTTTATTTACCAAATCGTCTGGTTCTTCTACTCTTGGTCGCTCTGCTTCTGCTGGTTCATTTCCTCCTGATGCTTCTTGTTGAGGTTCTTCATTGCCTGAAACATCATTGCCTCCTTCATTTTCTGAATGTCCTGTTCCATAATCTTGCCATTTTTTAAAGTTCAAATACTCGTTAATTAACTCTTCCTTGGTAGGAGCAGCCTCAAACATATTGCCCTCGCCAGTATTTCTAGACTTAGCGATGCGGTTATATTCGTCAAGCAAATCTCTGAAATCAGAAACCTTGCCCTCCAAAGCCAAAGCCATCATCTGAGAGATAGAAGAGTAACGCTTAGCCGCATCCTCACCAAACATGTCTGGTGTTCTCAGCAGCGTATCAACCTTGTTGCCGCCCTGTCTTGCCTCGTAGAGCAACTGGATAGCCTGATCAATCTCATCACGAAGAGAGAACTCACCCAACTTCATGTTGTCAATTACCGAGCGGATAGCGTTGATGGCCTTATTCTTCACCGTAGAGTCGATGCCCAGCATTCTGATAGTCTCAGGCTTGAAGATAGAACCCAAGAGAAGGTTCTTCACATACTCCCTGCCTTGTGCAGAAAGTCGCTCAGGACTATCCATCATCTGTGCCACCTCGTTCTGTCCGATGATACCTTTATTTACTAACGTCTTCACCAAGTCGTTTATTGCCTTGGAATTGTTAAAGAAAGCATCAAGAGAGCCATTTCCCTCAATCTCGGCTACAATCGCGCCTACCTCGTCAGCTGTCAAGGTCTTAGCCTTGGCAACCGCCTGTTCGGTATTGCTCTGAGTCTTCTTCTCGTTTCTGTTAAACTTAGCGAAGGTTGCAGAATCATAAGGCAGTCTCTCATCCGTTACCATTACCAGGCGAGGATGCTCAATACCGCTCTTCTCAATCTGCTCACGGGTGAAGCCGAAGTTCTCGGCATTCTCCAGAAGGTCGTTGATGTATTCGCCATCTGTGCCTTCCTTTGCAGCCTTCTGTCCTGCCATGGTTCTACCATTACCATCATAAACGATACCCTCGTCAGATACAACTGGCACATTCTCGATAGCCATACCATTATACTTCATGGCTATCTGGTCGGTATTCTGCTGAGCCGCCTTATCGTGCTCATAGTCACGATCATTAACGGTTCTGCCCTCTGCATCAGTAGGGAATCCCTCAGATTTCTTATATCCATTATTCACGTCATGCGAAGGAGTAAGGCTTTCTGCCGGCACAATCTCATAGTGTCCCTTAATCTTGGTCTCTCCGTCAGGCAACATTCGTGTGCGCTTGTTGCCCACAAGTCTAGGCGCATTCGCAAACTTCTGTCCTGCCACGCTACCAGCCTCATGCGCACCCTCAACATCTTCGGTATTACCCACAGTTTCAGCAACTTTCTTGGCGGTCATAGCCTTCTTGATATTCTGAGCGTGCTCCAACTGCTTCTTGGCAGCTTCAATGGTCTGGTTCTTCAAAGCCTCCTGCTCCATGATGTCGTTAGGCTCGGCAGTATAGTCCACCTTCATCTTCTCGGCATCCTTCAGAGCATTTTCAGCTTTCTTAATCTGTCCGTCCACCACCTTCTCGGCATTCTCTCCGAAGTCCTCAGTAAGAATCTCTGCACTCTGCTCAGGAGTCATACTAGCATAGTCTGGCGTAGGTCTTCCCTTGCTATCCGTAGCCATAGGAACATCTGAACCATCGGCAAACTTTCTACTAGGCTGAGGCTGTTCTTGTGGTGCTAAGTTCTCATTTGTGGTATTATCTTCGCCAGATGTGGTATCAACTTTTGTTAAAGTGGTATCATCTTTTGTTAAATCACCCTCTTTTGTGGTATTATCTTCCGATTTTGTGGTATTATCTTGTGGTGTCTTCTTCTCCTGCTGAGGCTTTGCAGCATCCAACATAGCCTGTTCCTGGGCTGCCTGATTATAAGGCTCAGAGTTCTTCATCTGCAATCTCTGAGTATATTCTGCAGCAAACTGGTCGAGAGGCTGATTTTGGAACAGAGTTACCTCATCTGCCTTCACATAAACCATTTCCTTTGTATTAGGATCTAGGCAGACGAGCATGTCGCCGCTTCCTTCCTTGGCTCTGCCTGTTGTCTGGTCGAAGGCAACATCACCCGAACCAACTAGAAGGGTTCTTCCGTTGCTGTCCTGCACGTATAAAGCCTGCTCGCCATTCATCGGCTGACCGTTCAAGGTTCCGTGATAGCTCCAATCAGAAACAAAGCTCTTCACGTTTTCCTCGATGGCATCAGCAGTAGCCTGCTGCATACCCTGCACTCTAGCGTTCGCATTGATATATTGGGCAAGTGGGGTCAACTCTTCTTGGGTCAATCCATTCTGAATGAGTGCATCGTAAATCTGTGCCGGTGTCAAGCCCTGCTGGTGCAACTTCTCGAAAGTCTGCTTGAAAACATCATTACTCTCCATCGCCTCGTCAACCGCCTGTTCTGCATTGCGAAGGTTGCGCAACTCATCAACTACCACGCCGCTATCCGGGTTGTCCGTTCCCAGACTATGCTCCTCGGCAACCGTCTTACCTTGGCTGGCAGACTGGTCTGCGTGTGGCTTTCCGCTAGGGAAAAGTCTGTATTCAAGCTCACTCTTCACATAATAGAAGATTTTGTTCTCCTGGTCGGTACGTTTCATCGGATCTTTGCGCATGATGTTGTCAATATCAACAGTAATGTTCCCCTTGTCGTTGATCATCTTCTTCCATGTGTCAATAAGACCATCAACAACGTCTGCGGATTCTACTTTAAGATCGCCATACGAACCGTAAACGTCCACATAGTTCTCCCAGTCAAGATAGAGCGCACTCTTCGGGTTGCGCAAGTCATTAATCAACTGAGCATTCTTCGGATCTGTAATATCCTTGTTCTCATCATATTCGTTTTTCTTAAGGAATCCAAATGCCAGACTGGTAACTGCTCCTTCTTCATCTGTCAGCTGCATATCCTTCATCTTGGAATAGCCAATCAGCGAGAGCATATCGTCATTGTCACGATAAAGCTTCTGCTTGTAAAGAATAGCTCTGCGCTCATCGGCATTCTTATAAGAGGTACGTGTAAGCAGCGTTCCGTTCTTGGTGTATTCCAGAACCTGCTTATTCTTCACATCGTTCACACTGCGGTAGCTTCTGCCTCTTGTGGTATTGAACAGTCCCATCGCTGCATTCACCTTCTCCTTGGTGCTCTGAGAAACGTCTGGGTCGTTCATGAAATCCGTGTATGCCGTTTTGTACTTCGGATCTCTTGGTGCAGTCTTCGATGCACGGTCCACCTTTACAAAAGCATCCATCAGATTCTTGCCCGATGCAGAAGAAATCAACTCGTTCTTCTCGTCAGGAGTCAGACGAATATCCACGGCGATAGGGGAGCCGTTGGCATTCTTTCCAATCACGAAATTACCACCGCTATTATGAGTAAGATGATGCAGAATGTTGCCCATCTTCACGAAGTTGCTAGGTTCGCCAGCCTTGAATGCACCAACCATCACAACATCTTCCAGCCAAGTGCCGAAGGAAATATCCTTATCGCCAGTCACGTTGTCGGCAACCATCATGGTTCCAGCCTCAACGCCCAGACCGGCAGCCGTAGCACCAAACTTCTGCGCGCCATGAAGCAACCGCTCACCAGTACTCTTCTCCATGCCGGTGATTCCGAACTTGGAAACCCAAGGAGACATGATTGCGCCCGAAACTCCAAACATCGCACCCGTTACCGCACCATGCTCAGCACCTTTCAGACCAGCCTCGCCGATAGCCTGCAGCGAAGTATCATCGCCAGTAGAAGCCTGATTCAAAGCAGCAGTCACACCCGAATATCCTGCAAGATTCAGCGCACCTGTTGCCGTTCTGGTTCCCAATCCCGACATGATCTTCTGTGCCGTAGTCATGTTGGCCACCTTGAAAGCCATCTGCTGTACGGTAAGTTTCTGTGCTGCCTTCATCACGCCAGCCTTCACCAGTCCGTTAGTCAGAACTCGGGTTCCTGCATTCACGGCAGCACTTGCGCCGGCACCGATTACGGCGAGCGGACCAGAATCAGCAGCCATGTTTACGGCAGTAGATGCGAATCTCGTACCGATGCCAGAGCGATAGGTTTCATCCTTATGCCCTGCCACCTTCTGAATTTCCGCATCACCATCAGCAATAGCAATACCTTCCTGCAATCTCTGTCGTGTATCTCTAGACATCACAGATGGAGCCACCACCATACCGATAATAGAGTTGCTGAGGTTCTTGGCAATATAGTCAAGCGCACCATGAGGCATGATTTCCTCCTGGTTGCGCATCGTCAAAGCCTTCTGTGCATAGTTTATGATCTCTGGAGTCACGTACTTGTCAACATATTCCTCCACACCCATATTCAATCTTTCGGCACTCTCGGCAATATGGCGCTGCATTCCCTTCTGCGAATAAATCTCGCCGATTTTCTTGCTGAGATTGTTCATCAGAACGTTCTGGCGGTTCACCTGCTCCTGCGTCTGGGCATCACGGAAAGCCTGTTCCTTTACCGATTGAGGTGCATAGATGCCGCCCATCTTATCAAGGTTCTGCTGATACTGCTGACGTGTCAACTCCTGCGCCTCATTCATGGAAGAATCAACAAGGTTGAGCAGATCATTGCCCAAAATACCTTCGGTCTTGCCGTCATTCCTTACGAACTTGTTACCCTCAACCTCATACTGGGCAAGTGCTCTTGCATCGTCCTCTCGCTGCTGCTTAGCTCTAGCCCGTCTAGCCTCTGGAGTAGAAAGCTGCTGCATCGTCTCGTTGAAATTCTTGGCAGTAGGGGTTATCCTGCTTCTGCTGATAGGGGTAGCTCTCTGCTGTTCCTGACGTTCAGCCTGTCCCTGTGCTCTTTGCATGCGTGCGCGCGCATTACTAGCCTGAGCCTGCTGCATCGGGTTCATTTGGTCGTTGCGCATGTGCATCAACCGCCAGTTCTTCATGTAGTTTGTACCAGAATGCTGCGCCTTCTGCTGCCTTGACTTCTGATACTGAGCTGCGACTTCCTGCGCTCTCTGCTTCATAGTCTGCTTCTTGACAGGCTGAACAGGCTGCTGCACAACAGGCTTTGTCTGCTGCTGAGGCTTCGGATTCACTGCATGAAGTCCGAGTCGCTGTGCGAACTCCTCATACGATTTACTGGAAACAGCACCATCGGCGTGAAGCGCATCATAGAGCTGCTTTCTGTTATGATAGCCCTGCTTGCCAGGCGCATACACGAACTGTCTGAAATGTTCTCTAGTTCCCGATACTGCGCCATCGGCTTTCAAGGCGTTATAAAGTTGGTCAAATTTATCTCCAGCCATATTTTATATATTGTTTATAAACCAAGTTTCTTTGTATTCTTATAGCCATTCTTCGACTTGCCGGCAGGCTTTGATGCTCTCTTTCTGGCTTCTTCCCTCTGCCTTCTCTGTGCTCCTGCTCTCTGTGCAACAGAGGAACCGCCCTGTCTATTGGTGGTTCTTGTAGTTGAGCCATCCCTATTGAACACTTCCTTGCTGCTTGAAGTAGATGAATTGCCAGAAGTATTTCCATTGTAGTAAGCTTCGTTTGCTTCATACATGGTCTTGTTGGATGCGTAATGAGGCTTGCCTTCTGCATCCCATGTTACGTATTTGGCAGAAGAGCCGCCACCGCCGCCTGATCGTCCACGTCCGCTTCCCTTATGGGTAGCATTATACTGTGAAATGTTCAGTCTTCTGTTGGTCTGCTCGTCCTTAGCCCTGTCACGTCCCTGCTTATACTCGAAGTCTCGCTGGTCCTTCTCCTGCTTATACTGGGCGGTAGCCGCATCCTTTCCCTTTCGGTACTCAAACTTATCCTTGGCAAGCTGGGCATTATCGCCACGAAGCCCTGCCAGATACAGCTTGTAAGCCTGATCAGCTCTGGCGGCAGCACTCTTTAGGTCAAGATTTGCCTGCTTGTAAGCCGCATCAGCATCAATGGCATCCTGCTTCTGTCTCTGAGCCTTTCTTGTCTGGTAGCCCTGTTCCATCATGGCGGTAGGGTCGTTGAACACCTGCAGAGGCGCACCCTTGGAAGTATTCACGATGTTGCCCATGTGGCGGATGGCATCGGCGAATGCTGCAATACGCTCTCTGTTGGTAGTGATTCTGCGGTCATACTCATCAGGAGTCTCACCCTCACGCATACCCGGTCGGCTCTTGGGAATCAGCTTGCCCAGCCACCCGAAGAAACCGCCATCTCTCTGTGAAGGGTCTGCCTGGAACTCTGGAACCTGACTCTGCTGGGCGGCAGAACCGTTCAAAGCGGAAGAAAGCGCATCATAGCTAGGTGTACCGTCCGTCTTCCATCCTGTAGGAGGTTGCTGCATTCCCTCGAAACTGGTCTGAGGCTGCTGAGTCTTCTCTGCTGCATCACCAAGATAGGGAGTCTGTACGGAAGAAGCCGCCGGCTGTGCCTGCTGAGTCTGCTGAGTCTGAACAGCAGGAGCCTCCAGTTTCCCACTAACGCCCCCATTCTGCTGAAACACGTTCATATTCATAGGTTGGGGAGCAACCGCTGGAATCTGCCCACTAGGACCGCCCTGCATAGTCTGGTTCCCCAATCCCATCACCTGATCATAATCAGGGTACTTTGCCCTCATCATATCATGTACAGCCTCAGGATAGCCGCCAATAGTTACCGGCTTCTTCCTAGGCTGCTGCGTATTCTGATTATTATTTACTGCCATAAGCTAATCTTTATAATCTATAGTAACCGTGTGACCTTCCTCTAGAGCCTTATGAACAACTCCAGAATTTCATCCAACTCAACCTCCTCAGGGCTATCCTCTGTAGGATGAGTATCTTTGAAAGGAGAACAATTTTCCTGGTTCGTTACTGCGCCAACAGAATCGTCTCTGATAAGAGAAAGTTTCTTCTTCTCTTCCTCGCTAAAATCAAACAGCTGAGGGTTGAAACTGTAGCCATTCGCTAAGCGGCGATATTCTTTGAAGTCTTTTAATAATACTGGTTTATCACTAACTATAACCTTTGCCATCTTCTGGATCATCTTCTCAGCAGCAATACCATATTCGCAATACTCCTTAGAGCCTTTGCGAACCACTTCAACCAGCTTGGTCTTCTCCTCTAACTCCTTCTTGGTAGCCGCCAGTTCATTGCCCAAGTCGGCAATTACCTCGTCCTTCTCTGCAATCACCTTCTCTTTGTAAGCGAGAGCACTCTCGGCACTCTTCAAAGCCTGAGCATCAATCTTGTCAACAATCTTTTCTGCAAGCTTCTTCTTCAACTTCTCATTCTCATTCACGTACTTCTGGCACACCTCGGTCAGATTCTTCTCACGAATCTTTGAAAGGCGAAGTTCCTCTGCAACGTCAGCCAAAACTGCGTCCTTATCCTTTAACTTCTGTTCAAAATCAAAATTCTCGCCGAACATCTTCATCTTTCCTCTTAGGTGTCTAGAGCTTTCCTTCCTCAACTCCTCAATCTTCAGGTTCTTCTTGTGGATGATCTTGTTGAGTCTGGCAATCTCCTTGCCCAAAGCCTCAATCTTGTCGCTCTTTGTAATCATCCTGTAGTAAAGCTTATTGAACTCGTCTGTCGTTGTCTTGCTGACTCTCTCCAGGCGCTCATTCTCCTTAGTAAGCTCTGCAATCTTCTTTGCCTGCTCATCCAACAAGGCATCGTTAAACTGGGAGGCTGCTTCTGCAAGGGCAGGGTTTTCACTTGTATTTTGGTTATCTTTCCGCTTCAACTTTATGCCTTCTACTGCGCTCAAAGGAGAACCAGGAATAGGCTCGCCGCAATGTTCAATGGATTTATTTCCAGATAAATCGCCTTTGATGCTGTTCTCAGCAGAACCGGGAGCCTTGGTATTCTCTTCGTACTCCTTCTTCAAACGTTTCTCACGCATATTGTAATCATGTCCGCTGATGGATATATAATAACCTCCCTTGGATAAAACACGGAAAGCTTCAAGTACAGAAGGCTTCTCATGCTCAATCCAGCCACTCTCGTCAAACTCAAATGGCTCTGTTGACTTGTGAAGGTTAATCACTGCAAACTCTTTCTTCAATATATCTTTTGCTTCTTCTAATGTCATATCTATATTATTTTAATATTTAACTTCATTAACACTTCCCGAAAAATTAGGGGTGGGGAAAATCGGAAAACCGAAATCCAGAAAAAGGGGGTGGGGGGTGGCGGGATTTTTATTTATGTATTTATATACTATAATTACAAACGGTGGTCAAAGGGGGTGGGGGTCTTGGGGTGTCCCTCTATGCCTTGCCTGCCCTTGCCTCGCCAGTCGCTCACTCCTCACCTTCCCAGCCCTACACTCCTAGGTGAGGAACCTTTGGCTTCTTCTTGTTGAGGTTGCCTACCGCTTCATCCAGCATCGTGCCACCAGCCAACTGGTTATTGGATGCGTTCGGGTTCAAAAGTCCGTTCGCATCAGCCTTGTGTGATAGCCCAGTGCTGATGTCTGTTACATTCTTGTTATCAAGGGTCGGTGCTGGATTTGCTAACTTACTGCTACCCTGCGACTTAGCCCCTTCGAGTTCTGACCCCAATTGGTTCACACCGAAATTGAACATCGCATTTGACGCATTTTGGGCTGCATCGCTCGTTGCCTGCGCCTTCTGCTGCTCAATCCGCTGACGTTCCCTAGACAACTGCTGCGTGTTGGCAAGGTGAGCATCCTCAACGTGCTGCTTGCGTGAAGTGTCCTGCGCTGCGATATTGGCAATCGTGTCACCCATCGCCTTGTTTGCACTCTCCTTGGCTTGCGCCACGCTTGCAGCAGTTCCACCACCAACGGCAGCAGCGCCATCAGCCTTGCGAATATACTCGTCCTGCACTTCCTGCGCCCTTCTCAAAAGGTTAGAACCTGCCTTCGTATCAAGGTAGTCCGTGTTGTAGTTCTTGTCGTACCAAGCCTTCTCAGCGTTCGTTCTGTACTGATTCTCGGCTTGTGCTCGTCTAGCCGCCTTCTTCGCCTTGTTAGCACCAAACAGAGATGAGCCAACACCAAGCGCCAAGGATGCAGCGCCCAATATCCACTCCTTCTTCTCCCCAAGCACTGGGGAAGAGGTCAAATTCTTTGGGATTCTTACTAAAATATCACTCATAATTGCAATTATTTGATTTACGAGGGCAAATATATAATATTTGGCGATACGTTTTGCCGTGTTTCCGGTCAAGGAAATTTATCCCTCCAACCACTAGTCTGTTTGTCGGGGCGCAATCCACCCCAAACCATTTTCCATCGCACCTCCAAAAACCACCCATTTTGTAAATAATAGTGCTAAATGTAATAAAACTACAAGTAATTGATATTGTGGATTTTAGCCTCAGTTATTTCCGAGGGTAAATAAAAGACTAGAGTAAAGTTATTTCTTATTTCACAAATGAAGTTACTTTGCAAACAAAAAGCCCATTTGCATTAATAGGTACGCACGTGCGCATAAGAAATGCTTTAAGAAGATTTAACGCTACGTTTGAATGTTATGCAGGTATAATCAAGGCTAACTCAATCCATTTTCGCTGATTTTTGCGATTTTCGGGCAGATGGTCGTGATTTCTCCCAAATTCGTGAGTTTTGAGCCATATAAGAGCCGTTTTGTGGCATTTTAGGGCTGATTTTGTGGGTTTTTCGTAGTTTTCGAGGTTTCGTGCAGGATTTGCAAGGTTTGCAGGCAAAGGTGTTGTGTCGTGTTGTGTGAGTGTTGCGTGATGTGTTATGTGGTGTGTTCTTCTCTCTATTGTGTGTGTTCTTTCTATGTAGGGAAGAGGGAAATAAAATCCTCGGGGAGATAAGGGGGCAGCGCCCCCACGGGCGCAAGCGCCCTCCCCATGCCGTGTGGGGCTAGCGCCACAAATCTTGCAACCACTTGCCGAAGTGGTACACAGAATGCAGGTAGCGCACCACGATAATCAGTTGCAGAAACCATCCTGCATACTTCACGGATGCGGTTTTGGGTTCCTTCACCTTCCCGAATGCGTGAAAGAGATAGGCGATGCCGAGGAGTGAGACCACACCAAAGGCGAGCCACATAATAACTTGTAGTACTATCATCTTGCTATTGCTTTAATCTCCTCCACCTGCTTGAAGAACTCATCCAACGTATCAGCGGTGTAGTGGATGCCCTTGTAGCGGATGAAGGAAGAGAAGCCGCCCTTGCTCTCCTCAATATCTGTAGCCACCTCTTTAGGTGACGCAATCAACTGCCATGTAGGAACGCCCAAGGCTTCAGCTATCTTGTCTAGCGTTGCAGTTGTCAGCGACTCAGCCTTCACCATTTGTCCTACCGCTTGTTTGGTAACTCCCATTTTCGTAGAAAGAGTTGTGTTGGTCAACCCTTTACTTTCCATGATTTCTTTTATTCTTAATGCCATATAAACTATTTACTTTCAGTTATTGCGTACAAAGGTACACATTATTATATAAAGTAAAGTGGTTTCTTTACTTAAATAACGTTAAAGGAAAGTATTTTCTTGCCTGATTATTTGGTAGAGTAAAGTATTTGCTTTATCTTTGCACTCGAAATCAAGTTAGTTTGGTTTCAAAAGCGGAGCGATGGCACATTAGTGAATTGATGAGAAACAACCGCTATAGAAATAGTGTTAGTCAGCAATACGGAGAGGTAGAACTCTGTAACACACCGAGGACAACGTACACCGAGTTAGTGGCACTCTCAAAGCACAAAGGCAAAGGAGCCTCAAACACTCATCACGCAAGATGGAAAAACGCTAGTCGTGTTAGACTAGAGAAATATCGAAACACGTTGACCCACGAACGTTAAGTGAGGGAGCTAGGTCACATATAGCTTGTGAACGTTGGGAGCAAACGTACACCTGCACTTTAATGTTTCACAATTTAATAGCAACAACAATGGCAACAAACAAGAAGATAGAGTTAACGGCTAATCAGTTGTGGGTGCTTAAGTACATCCTGCATGAGGTTGAAAGTTGCGAGGATGGTGCTTTCGGCATCTACCTCACTCCAAAGGAAAGAGTTTCACTCGGACAGATAAGAAGCAAATTGTAAAGGCATGAAGAAGTATATCGTAGTTAGAGAGTTCATTCAGCCTAACAAGATACCACGTATCATGGGGCAGTTCGAGACAAGAGATAAAGCAGAAGCCTTTGCTTTGGGACATGAAGGCAAATGCTGGGTGTATGAAATGAGTATGTAACAATGTGTGGGGAGATAAGGGGGCAACGCCCCCACGGGGCTGCGCCCCTCCCCACGTCTAACAGACAAAAGATTATGGGAAAATATTTGGTAAACACGTACAGCACTATCAGAAAAACAAACGGAGATACATTTCGGCATGAAGGTTTCACAAAAGTGCTTAGCGAGAATGTTGTAAAAATCGCAAAACAAGCTAACAAGGAAGTTGGCTACAAGTACGTAGGACGCTTTAAAGATACACACGGACGCTATTACACCAAGTATGCGTACGTGGCTGATGAGTTTTCTAACTCGGAACGTGAAGTTATCTACTTCGTAACAATAACAAAATTAAAATAAGGCTTATGGAAAAGACAATAACACTTACAAGCGATGATATTTGTATCATCACTCTCGCTTTACTAGATAAGGCGATGAGCATCAAGAACTCAGCGAAGATATGCGGTATTACCCTATCTTCGCAGACATTAAACAAACTTGCTAGCATGCAAGAATTAGTTAACAAGATTAATGATTAAGAGATTATGGCAAAGAAGAATAAATACTGCTATGGTTGGGCAATCTGGACTAACTACGGTTATGGATGGGAACAGGAAAGTGTTTACGACAAAAAGGAAACATCATACTCCCAAGTGAAGAAAGATGCAGCAGAATACAGAGTTGCAGGCGCACAGACGAGAATCACAAATACTAGATGGTTGAACGATTAAAGTGTACGATTATGAGAAAGAACAAGACTTACGAGCAGCAGAAGAAGTACTATGACGAGTACAACGACTATGAGAGTTTGGGAGCCATCTTTATGTATTGGCTTGAATGCGGCAACGAGACCGCAACGCAGATGCAGGAGACCTACAGAGAGTGCAACAGAGAGTGCAAGGAGTATATTTGGGAAGACCTTTACCACCTTTGTGATCAAGCAACTTTCTACAAGTTCGTCAGAATCTTCAATTTCTGCAAGAAGTAAAAACCGCAGCGGTCAGCGAATAGAGGAGCACATCACGTTCAAGCCGTGAGACCGCACAAGTATAACAATTTAAAGGAAAGGAACGACAAATGAAAGTACATCACGTAGCACATTACGAGTATGGCAGAAGACCACATTCGGAAATGAGAGAAAAGGAGTTTCCTACACGTTGGGAAGCCGAGAAGTTTTGCGAGGAATGGCAAAGAGACCATTGGTGTTTTGGCGGTGCGGCATGGGTAGAAAGCAAGGCAGAGCCGAAGCCTATAACCGCTGACAATGTTCTCGCAGCCGCATTAATCAGAAAGAATTTAGGATATTAAGGAGGGCAGGGAATATGGACATTACAATTTATTTGCTATGCGCCTTGTTTGGAGCATTAGCAGGGTACAGAATCAGAGACGCTAAAGATATGGAGGACGAGTAGTATGAACATTATCAGAGTAACAAAGACGGCACGCAACAGAGTGGATGCCATTTTCACTGGCTCCCAGTATCTGTTCTTTCACGCAGATTTCGGACTTGTGGCAGTAGCTGAGCGAGGACAACACGCAAAGCAGGACACAGAGAATCACTTCAACATCTTGCGTTCGGAGCAGATAAGTGAGGATATGATACAGAAGGTAATAGAGAAGAACGAGCACACCTTCAACAACAAGTTGAATAAGTTCATCTTCTCGGGCGAGCACAACAAGCCTCAGCATACGTTACCATACGTAGTGAGTATTAAACTAGAAAAGAGATAAGACAATGAAAAAGAGCATTAAGATAACTTTGGTAGTGGCAGCGATAGTTGCCCTACCACTTGTGGCAGCAGGAACGCAGGACGATAGCAAGGAGAAGCAATCGCTTGTGGACTTCATCGAGTACTGCAAGACTTGCGAGAATCTTCGCCAAGTGAATCCGGCAAAGGACTACACCAAAGCCAGCCTTCACGAACTGAAGAGCGCAGCACGTTTCTATGAGGAGCAGGAGGATTTTGCCGACTGCACCGACTATCAGCACCAAGCAGAGATAGATAAGATTATCGGCAGAACTTATAATGCAAGAGCGACTTATGGACGATAAGGAATTTAAGCTAGCAATACACAGATACTTGAAAGGTGTTTTGCTAGAAATGCCAACAGAGCAGGCATTAGATACAATATTTCGGTACTATGGTTCAATGAATCTTCTTACACAAGAGTTTTATGAAAACTCGGTAGAGCATGGAGCCATAAAGAAAATGAATAATAACAAGTAACAAATTTAAAGAATAGGAGATAAGATTATGAAGACAGAGGACGCAGTTAGAATGAGTGACAATTTGGTAGGTATTGAGGTTCATACCATCCAGGACGTAGTAAAGGCGCAAGCCGCAGGACTTTATTTGTTGAACAAAGACGGACTAGGTTACGAATATGATGTAATAAATGAAGAGAGCGGAGAAGAGCGAGAGCCAACCGAGCAGGAAATTTTCAACCGCATCGCTAAAGATCTCGCAGAGGATAATGAAGTTTACGCTTGTATGTACATCGCAAACGACTGGTGTGTGCAGAAGAAGGCTGTCACCACAATGCGCACCAACTTCTATGTTGGGCAGGAGGTCTATCTTATGCGTGACAACAAGATAGCTAAGGACAAGATTCTCCGCATCAACCTTGTGAAAGATAAGGAGTCAGAATATTGCAAGCTTGTACTGATGGGAGACCAAGCGCATTACACAAAAGAGGGATACGTCTTTGCCTCCAAAGAAGAACTTGTAGAATATCTGATGAAGTAAGTTGAACCAAGAGGGAGAGAAATCTCCCTCACAAAAAGTATTGAGTATGATTAACGCTATAGTTAAGGATTTGCTGGCTAAGAATGATTGGAGCAGAATCATTTTCCGCTTTCCAACATCAAGCTACACTTTGTTCAGTAGTGACAAGTACGAGATAGATAGTTTCTGTATATATATCTATAACGAATCGTCCAACAATTACAAGGAAATGAAGGTATTGGACGTAGGGAGTCTGATTTCTATGGATATTAAGCTGAAGAATCTTGAAGATATTGTAGAGGAGGGCTAGATATGGTAATAGTAATCAAATGCTTCAAGGGAGCCACGTATGTTGATAGGTTTAACAATATATACAGAGCCAAGACAACATTTGTAATCAGACAGACCCCATTCCGTGAGAGCTATTATCTCACGAATGGGAAGCTGACAAGCAAGAGTACTTGCCTAGAGCGCATCAAGTGAAGTTGTTGCTAGTTGTTTATATAGGGCGAATGCGGTAGAAGCCGCTACAGATGGTTGCAAGTACCATCCGCCCCCCTAGTATTAATTTTAAAAGAAAGGATTTTATATGAAAAAGTATGTAGTAGAAATCGTAGAGAAAATCACCTACAAGGTTACGCTAGACGCAGCATCATCCGAAGACGCAGAGAATGCCGCAAGACGTTTGTACGATTTGGGCGCTTTGGAGAATGGCGAGTTGGAGAGTGTTATATTTGACGTAGAAGAGCAGGAGGGCGAGTAATATGAAGAAGCAGAAAGTATTCGTATTGGTTCAGCACGGCAACGACAATCAAGACTATTCTAGCGTTGATGTTGCCGGAGTCTTCCACACCAAGACCGCAGCAAAAGAGAGAATGCAGGAGAAAAAGGATGAGATCCTAGGCTTCTACAAGGAAGAATATCCCGATAACTATGAGGTAACGGAAGATAAGGACGAATCATCATGGAGCTGTTCATGCAAGGATAGCCCAATGTTCGATGAGTTAGTATTAACAGAAAAAGAAGTGGAGTAAACTATGAGCAAGCGGTATAAGTTTAACGAGTATGGTGTTTGCATTAACCCAGACGAATCTGCAAAAATCGGTTCGGGTATGACCTACATCATTATAACAACGGCATTAGTGAGAGGTAAGTGGACGTTTGGAATCCGATATGCCCTTGTTGACCGAGGAGGAGGTTGGGGCAACAATCTCAGCAATCCGAATTGGTACGGAACGCAGGAAGCCGCCATTACTGCCGCTTTGAAATGGATAAAGGATTGGCTGCAAAGGCAAATCAAAGTTGAAACAAACAAGAACAACTCTGTTTGCAAGAATGCCAATAAGTTGTTGACGGAAATAGAAAAGATTCTCCCGAAACAGAGATACGTACAACTAGATTTATTTGAATTTTGATTATGAATAAGCAGTTATTTTATTTCGTCTTCCCTCAGTCAGGGGAGACGATTACAAAGGAAATGAATCCTTTGGCGGTGAAGGATGCCGCAGTGAAGTATTTGAAGACTCAGAACGAGGTGAGAGGTGATATTTGCATCATCAAGGATAGCCGTGAGAACGTGATTGCTATGGGCTATGTAAGCGATAGCATGAAGGTTTCTTTCTTCACCGAGGACGAAAGTGTGAACGACATCAAGCCGATAGGAGTAATCGAGGAAGGAGGGGAGCGATGAAATTACGGCAGGCGAAGAAGATACTTTGTAGAAAGAAAAACTATTTTTGGAGACCACGAATCATGGCTTACTCTTATGGCTTTGGCGAAGACCACAGAATCGCAAAGGCTATCCGAAGGGTTCGAGCCTATCAGAAGAAAGGAGGTCAGAAATGACAAAGCAGGAATGGTTTGTGCTCTTCATCTTCTTATTTACGATATTGATGGCAGTACTAGGATAAGAGGAAGGAGATATGGAAAAGAAGGCAAGAATCATCGTGTATGACGATGTGGGAATACTTGACGAGAGCGATACCCTTTTCGAAGATAAGGAACAGCTTGCAGGAATCGCCAAGCAGAACCTAAGCCAAACCCTAGATGCAGAAATGGTGGAAGTATGGGCAGGCAGCAGACTTGTGATGAAGTTCGAGTACAACCGCAAGCACAAGATTGTACCAGCCAAGAACCTGCATCCAGGGTGGGGTGGACGGAGAGACCGAGCAGGAGCACCGAGCAAGGGCGCTGAAGCCCTCACGAATCGAGTAGTACTGCACGTAAATGAAGAAACCTTCGACTTTTGCGAGTCTCTAGGCAGGAATAAGGCTGAATGGATAAGGCAAGCCATCAGAGAGAAGCGAGAGCGAGAAGGAAACAGCAAAGGGTAGTCAGAAATGGCTACCCTTTATTCGTTTGCAGCACAACGAGTTAGATAGAGTGATGTTATCAATCTGTTATCATTTGTCTTCTCGTTATGTTATCATTTATCTTCTCACTTATGTTATCAAGGATGATATCAGAATTTGCCATCTATGTTATCAAATGCTGAGTAAACGTCCTTGTTGAGCGTTCGGGCATATCTTTGGGTCTGTCGGATATTGGTATGCCCGAGCACCTTAGCCACCACGTTCAGCGGCATTCCGAACGAGAGAAACAAGGTGGCAGCCGTAGCCCTGCCCATGTGGGAGTGCAGATTGGGCACGTTGACCATCATCCCGATTACCTTCAGATACTCGTTGTACTTCTGATTGCTGATGCAAGGCAGCTTGAAGTTGTACTTCTTGAGCACAGAGACCGCACCAGCCAGTAGCTGGAAGGTGAAGTCTGTGTCAGTCTTCACACGCTTGGCGTGATAGTAGTACTTGCCGTCTGCCTGCTTGCACTTGGTGAAGTCGAATGCCATCAAGTCAGAGTAAGCCAGACCGGTATAGCACTGCATCAAGAAGAGGTCTCTAGCCTTCGCAAGGTAGTCGTACTGCAAGTGAAGGCGCTTGATGCTCTCGAACTTGTCTATCGGCAGGCAGTCAACAAACTGCTTATCGCCCTTCTCAATCTTGAAAGGCAGATGGTTGTACGGATTCTTGTCTATCAAATCATCTATGCAGGCATCACGCACGAACAGCTTCAAGTACTTGTGATAGCAATATACGGTACTCTGCTCCAATCCCTTTGCGTGAAGATACTCATCAAGCTCACGAACCTTGGAAATATTGATGTCGGAGAACTCCTTGATTTTACCATACGTCTTCAAGAAGTCGGTGAAGACCTTGTATCTTCTCTTGGTATGGTCGCTTACCTTTCGCTCTCGGGAGCGCTTCTCGCAGTAGGCGATGAAGTCTAGGGATTTGTTGGCAGCACCCTGCATAAGGGCAGGAATCTGATCCAAATCAGTAATGCCCTTGGAGTTCATCTTGATGACAACATCGTTTGCCCTCTCCAGTATGGCATCAATCTGCTTGTTATACAAGTCTGACTCCTTGCAGCGAATGACACGCTTACTACTATCCGACCATTGAGCCGGACACACTTTCACACCCGTAGAGAAGTACTTTCGCTTACCTCCACAAGTGAACCTCAATTCTACCGAAACTGCCTTCTGTGCAGTACCTCGGTGGAGACGATTGTGAATAACACTTAAATTAATTACGCCCATAAGTTGATAACATTTTTACAAGCAGGTGATAACATATTAGTAACCCACTTCGATTTAACATTTCTAAAGGAATGCCGAACGAACTATGTATCAGCTTATTGCAGAGATTGTCTCGTAAACGATACGACGACACGTCTATATTCCGATGTTATCAATCTGTTATCAGCCAATAAATGAAAAAACGGACATAACTACCTAATTAATAGGAAGTTACATCCGTTCTACTTCTAGAAATTTAAGCTGTGATTATGCCTTATTTTCTTAATTTGGTACACCCTTAGGGATTCGAACCCTAGACCCACTGATTAAGAGTCAGTTGCTCTACCAACTGAGCTAAGGGTGCATCACTTAATTACCTGAATGATAATCTTTTTATCTTGGAAAAGTGATTCCGCAAGGATTCAAACCTTGAACCTCTTGATCCGTAGTCAAGTGCTCTATTCA